TAGAACTTAACTGTTGACCTAGTTCCACCATTTTTAAGGGCTATATCGCCTTGTGTTAGGATTACACCGTTACTCGCGCCACCTACACTTACTGAAGTTACAACATCAAGAGCGTGAGCTAGTTTAGGAGATGTTACAGCGTCGTTAGCTAATTTAGCGGCTGTAACTGTACCATCGCCCGGAGTTGTAGAAGCAAGGACAGTAGATATGATTAGTACTTCTACTTTTACACCCGCTGCTGGAGCAGTGCTAAAAGTAAGCGTTGTGTTATTAAAGCTAAATGTGTCTTTGTGCTGGTAAACACCATCAAAGTACACTTGTATTGAGTTTTCAGAAGCAGGTGTTACAGACATAGAAAGCGTTGTGTCGCTTCCATCACCTGTCATAGTGCTTAGACTAAAGACAGCTTCGCCGCCTCCGATGTCTCCCCACGCATTTGTGTATCCTTCAAACTTACCTGTAGTAGAGTTATACCGGAACTGACCTGCTGCTGCGGTAGGACGTTGGCCTGTTGAACCAACGGGTAGTTTAACTGCACCAGTACCACTAAAAGAAGCAGAGGCTGCATTAAGCTCCCCTGCTACTGCCAAATTAGTCATAACGTCGTATAAAATAGCGCCGCTACCCCCACCATTGGAGGAGATAACTTTTGTTTGTCCCGCAAGAACCGCTACATTAGCTCCAGAACCTGCGGTAAATGTAAGAGTATAACTAGTGCCGTTTTCTATAATCCAAACTTTAGATACAGTATTAGGTGCAAGCGTTACCGTACATGCTTGGCCGCCCCCAGTAAGTTTAAGGTAAAGAGACCGAAGTTCGCCGTTTGTAGCCGTTCCATCAGGCATGGTTAGCGTAGCAGTGGATGCGTTAGCAATAGCCTTGGTCGCAAAACCCATAGCATCGCCAATTAACTCTAGGTTAACATTTGTTTCCGTACCCCACGTACCAGAAGATTCGCCAGTGCCAATCTCTTTAAGTCTTAAATCGTTAACATAAGTTGCCATTATTTACTTCCTCACGCGGCTATTACTTGCCAATTAGTGTTGGGCTGAGACGTGTCTATCAGTTCCCATACGTTTGTTGTTCCTATCTCGCCTGTAGCTGAAACACCCGTTAAAATAACGTTTGCTGATGTACCAGCTAGTACATTACCTATCGCACCTGAAGCAGAAACTCCTGTTACGGATACAGCGCATACGGGTAGTACAGTTACATTACCTACCGCACTGGTGCCTGCTACTCCTGTGACGGGTATGGGAGTAACTGAACTCCATGTACCTGCGCCCCATGTACCTCGTCCCCAACCTGTGACCGGATCGGACATTACGCTATTCTTATAATAGAGGTGCTAGCACCTACTGCGGGAAAGGTAATGGTAAAGCTACCGTTAGTAGCGGTCTTATCCGCTCCAAAGTCTAATACACAGACCGAAGTATCTCCTGTAGTATCTTCGTTGTATATTAATGCTCCTCTAGCGGTAAGCGTAACACCCGGAAATGTACATGTGCCAAAAGAAGTCATGCCCGTAGTCCCAGAAGCACTAGGGTTTACTCTGTCTAATGCCTTACCTTTTGCAGGGTAGCTAGTACCATTGCTACTTACTTCGTTACTAGTAGTGTACCCAGCGGTTGCTGCGCTAATATCAGAAGAACTGGTATATAAAGCTATCTTAAAAACATCTCCGCCAGATGCTAAAAAGTTGTGTTTACCTTCTAACAGTTCTTTCTTAAACGATGTACACATTGCCTGACTTATCGCCATTATAGTCTCCTAATAATATCAGCAATATCTTGCTGTTGGTTTTGGTCAAGTAATGCCACAAGCGTAGTTCTATCGCTTTCAATAGCCTTGTCCATATAATATTTTACTGCATTAAATACTTGTAGTTTAAACGCTTCAGCCTGTTCTTTTATTACAGGGTGACATTCTCCACCTACAGATACTATTTGTTGGGTAGCTATATCCGCCCAGAACTCAGGATCATGCCCTTTATTGTTAGTAGTAGTGACTCCTACAGAGCCTATACTTGATACAGCTAAATCAAACATTTTAATATACTCAGCTAGGTGTAGTTCTGAATTGCCCAGAACGATATGTATCTTCGCGTAACTTACCGTCACCAAGATTCTTTAATAGGGTAATAGACAGCAAATACATCTTCTCATAGTTAGCTATGGTATCCGGTTCACCTTTCATAAATCTTATCGCTTCAATTAATGCGCCATTAAGCAGTGCAGAGTCAAACTCGGTGCCTAACCACGTAGTACCAGCAGTGACTATTGATTCAGGATAGTACCCATAATGTAACTCTACATCGTATATATTAGTAGGAGTTGGCCCCAACAAAAAACTATTCTGGCTAAAATAAGCGTAGTGTTTCGGTAATCCTGTGGATGTAACAATAGGGTACGCCTCACGTATAAAATTAACATCTTTATTTATTAGGTACGTGAATGACCCATTAGAGTCAATTACTGCCAAACTGTAAGTATACAGAAAATCAGTAACAGGTACTGTTAAGTACTGATTATTCGCTTGAGTACGTCCTGTTACGTTTTTACGTAGCGCGGGTATCTGGACTGAGCTATATATCTTCTGCTCGGCCTGTTGCGTAAACATAGCAAGCTGCGCGTCTGTAAATGAATTTTCACAGATGTCTTCGATATTAGTTTTCAGTTCAGTATAGTTCATGGATTACGCCATTGGGCCGCGTGCGTACAAGCCTTTAGTAGCAGCGCCAGTACCACGTACTTTTACTTTACCACCCTTTGCGTAGCCCATCTTAGCCATACCACCTTTATTCATCTTTTTAAAGTCAGCACCAGAAATCTTACCGTCTTTATTCTTGTCCATTTTGTACTGCTTGCCTTTAAGCATGTTAATGCTCCTATAAAATAGTTATTGTTACTTGCCCTATATTACCATTTATTAATAATACGTTGGGAGTTAATCCAAAAATGTCTAACCCTCCCCCTACAGGACTCCAACCCCACTGTATACCCCGACTACTGGTATCACCTGACTCGCCTAGACTTTGGTCTGTACGAGGATCACGCAACGCTTGGGGATCATTTACAGGGAACTCTCCTAGCCGCAACTGCGGGTGGTCTCCATTCCAACATTCGGGGCACGCCTTTATGTTAGTATTATTTCCTTTCCTGATCAGGGCTTTTAGTTCTCGCAGTTTATACTGAAACCCACACACGTCGCAGAAGGCTATAGCTTTTTTGCCTGAAGCAAACGGACTGCCCATGTTTACACGTACCCTATACGAGGCACGAACCTAGCGGAAGTCTTTTCTCTATCTTCTCCTGCGGCCAGTTCAAACTGCTCGTCGTATACCGCCTTTAACATAGGTACCCTATCAACCATGTCAGGGAGTTTTAACGCTATGTAATACGCTAATCCCGCTACGAGACAAGGGAAAAACCTAAAGTTCATATCTGCCGTCTCTATACCACTGCCAGCATCTTCTATTCTACGCATACGCCAGTAGTACAATATATAGTTGTTGTTGTCTGGTATAGGCCACACGTTTACTTTAGGGGCATCACGAAGACGCTCAATATATAGCTGTATTGGTCTACCTTGTGATAACTTGTTAGGAATAGCCGCGTAAGTACTTACGCTAATACGACTTATGGTAAGGTCAGACTGAGTAGCCGCGTTGCCATTTCCTGTACGTATTTGATGCTCTAACAAGTCTATAGTATCTGCGGGTAAGTCATAAGGAGTAGTCTGCCCTGCTACTAGCGCCAGTGTGCCCTCCTCTATAGTCCACATGTTAATTCCACGGTTCTGCCATTCTATAGTGAGTAGGTTCATAGAACGTCGCGCAGTACGCAGGTCATATCCAGAACGCATCTCACGGCCCGCACGTTCAAATGCTTCTTCAGCAATCTCCGTGAAGTCCATATTAAATGAAGCAGTACCTGATGTAGCCATATTACTTACCTAATTTTTTCTTAACGGGCTTTACCTTAGCTTTAACTTTAGCCTTGGCAGAAAGCTCATTCATATGAAATAACTTTACACTGGTTTTAGTGTGAGACTTGTTAGTATGCAGAGTGCCATCAGCCATCTTGTGACTAGAACCCTTGTGCTCAGTACCGTCTCTTTTATAGTGTTTTACACCTTTCATACTTTGTGTCCTTATCTCTTGGTAGCTGTTACGCGTTTAGGCTTACCTGCTGGTTGTCCTAGTTTTTTCTTCTCTGCTACTTTCTTTGCTTTCTCGGCGCTAGACATCTCGCCAGAGGTCTTAGGAGTCTTTCCAGATACTCTCTTAGAAGGACGGCAATAAGGTGTTTCTCGTTTGTCGCCTTTCTTTCTACCACAAGCCTTGCCAGTTTTAACGTCCTTCCAGTCCTCTTGGAACCAACGCTTTAACGAGGCTCCTTTGGCTGTTTTACGTATCTTACCACCAGACTTGTAGTATACACGCATTACTTACCAGCCTTTTTCTTCCGGCATTTAGCGATAGCTCCCGAAGCATATGCTGACGGGAACACTTTGTACTGTTTCTTGACCTTAGTATAACAAGCGTCTTTTACTGTACCGCCTTCCTTATACCCACAGCCACAGCCGCTTTTCTTGTAGTAACGTCTCATTAGCGCATCTTACAAGCACGTACGCCTTTCTTAGCCATACCTGCGCCACGAACCTTACCGCCTTCCTTATACGCTTTAGCCATTCCGCCCCCCATCATCTTCTTAACAGGTTTTTTCTTGGCTTTTGGCACGGGCTCTGAAGGTGAGGCACCTAAAGTTTGACCCATCTGCTTAAACTTGTATTCTGCTTTTTGCTCGTCTGTCATAGCATCAAACACTTTAGCGGAAAGAGGGGGGTACTTCATCATTCCTAGTTTTTTCTTCTTCATTAGACCGCCGCCTTTGTACCCTAAAACATCTTTACGGGCACGCATCTTGGCTTTTTCATCCCTAGAGGTCATGTTATTAGCTTTGTTCAAAGAGGTACCCCGTAACTTATCACCCAAATTATCTCCGAATTTATCAAGTTTTTTATCGAGCGAGCTATTTTCTCCTCGTTCTTTCTGAGCTTGATACTTTCTGACATTACTTTTATATGTGTCTTCAGATACTTTTTGGTCAAAAGCAGCTTTTTTCTTAGCTTGGCTATCTTCAAATTTCTTTTTCTTAGAGGCAACTTTTTCTTTCTTGCCCTTTCGCATGTCTGCACCAAGAGCGGCTTTTCCTTTTTTACGGGTTTCTTTACCCTTAGTAAACGCGAGAAATTCTTCCTCGTTCATGTCCTTGGGTTTGCGCTGGTTAGTTCTTGTAGTGCCTTTAGGTACAGCCATTACTATTCTCCTTATCTCATCTTACAGGCGCGTACGCCCTTTTTAGCCATGCCAGCACCGCGAACCTTACCGCCTTTATTCATCATAGGCATAGCTGCGCCACCACCCATAGCTCGTTGAGCTGGGGTCATAGGCTTTCGTTTCTTCCTAGGCATCATAGCGGCTACAGATGGATCGTTAGTCATGCCGCCCATGTTCATTTTCTTAATCTTGGGTTTAGGTTTGTCAGGGCCACCTCTAGCTTTGGCGTTTAAGAATTGCCCTAAAGTTTCTTTCTCGCCTAAGTCTTCTTTTAATACGGCTGCTTTCTTTTTGCCGTCTGCGCCCATGTAAGCATCGAAACCCGCTTTCTTAGCGCGTACTGCTGCTCCTTTACCAGTAAAGTCTTTCCACGAGCGTTTACTAGTAGGACTTTGATCTGACTTAGTTTTAGTAGGGGGCTTAGGAACATCAGTAGCAGTTTTTGTTTGCTCACTCTTTTGCTTCATAGTCGCAGATTTAACGCCCTGTCTGTTGTCCATCTTAGCGGCTGATTTTGCTTCTTTACGTAGATTAACGCCTGTAGGAACAGTATCGTTGTCTTGCGCTTTAAAGTTACCAGTAGATTCCTTAGCGAGAGAAGTGATCTTTTTATCATCTGAACCCATAAACATAGGCGCTGTAGATGCAACTGATGTGGCAGCACCAATCCGCTTACGTCCACTTTTTATGTTGGCAGTTTTTGCGGAGTCCGTGGCGGCTTGATTAGCCTTAACATTCTGGTTACGTCTTCTAGTAGTAGCGGACTTACTTTTAGCTTTAACACCTTTGACTCGTTTATCAGTAGGCTTCATCTTACTAGATAGTTCTTCCAACTCTTTTTTAGAGCCAGCTTTGCCGGATACTTTCTTCTCGACATCCATAGCCTTCTTTACTGCGCCCTTGCCAAACTTCTTCATTGCCGCGCCAACACCCATTCGTGCTACTGCCGCTAATATTGGTAATGCCATGTTCTTTCCCCTAACAATTCCACTTACGTAGACTTTTATTAATACGGCTATTTGGATCGTTAGCCGTCTTAGAACTTGTGTTGCGTTTCTTCATGCCCTGCATACGAGCGCAAAAAGACTTACGGCGGTTAGCAGCTTTAGAACCTTTCTTTAGCTTGCTAGGCTTAGTAGTTACAGCAGTCTTTAACTTACTGCCGGGATTAGCCCTCCGGTAACTAGCTACACCTTCCTTATTTAACCCCCCAGACTCGCTCTTACCTGCCTTGCGAGTCCATGCGGGGGATTTTTTGACCGCTCCACCTTTTTTGTAGTACTTACGCATAGAATAAAGTTATAGAAGACATGTTTACAGGAGAATAATCTACATACCCCCCATCTTTAAACAGTATTCCATCGTCAGGTATGTCAGGGTATTCAGAACTAGTAGCAGAGCCTACCGTAGCAAATTGCATACGAATAGTTCCTGTAGGACTAGTCTCCCTAAATGTAATAGTACCTGCTGTACCTGTATTAACAGCATACAAACCCTGTAATCGTAATCTACCACCAAATATGGGGGCTACTACGCTGTTAGAAGTACCTGCACTTACATTATTCGCGGGATCGCCCACTGCTGTAATAGAGGTAATAGAAGTCCAGTACCCAACACTAGTAGATACACCACCATCAGTACCTGTGAGACTTTCTGTAGCCGCATTTCCTAGCTGGTCTAGCCCAACAATAGTAAAGGAAATAGCGTCATCATCCCCAACGCAAGTGATAGTAATCTTTCTAGCAGCGTCAAGTGTAAAAGGACTCCCCCCAACAATTGAGAGGGCAGCATTGTTGCCTACCCCCGCAGCAAGGGATATAGCCGTTGCACTCGCTACTGCCGCAGAAATAAATGTCGATTGAATGTCAGAAGAAAAAGACATAATCTACTCCTTACGGTTGAATTGTAGTGTTAAACGCCTGTGCATACATTACGGTTATACGGACAGACCCTGCGTTAGTAGCCGCTGAACCCGTTATATTAAGACGTAAGTCTGAAGTGCCCGTGTTGCCCCACGCTAAGGTTCCACCACCAGAAACACCAAGTGGCTTAATACCAACAGTAGTGCCTGATGCCAATGCGTTTATAAACGTACTAGCTCCACCACCAACCTGACCAACACTAATGTTTGTTGTTGTGTTTGCGGCACTAACCATGTCAACAATAATGTTAACAATTTTGGAATTTGCGGGGATTACTATGTTTGTTGCAACGGCGGCAACTGCGCCACCCGCAAGGGTTTGCAATGCGTCTTGGCACGTAACTACATAGCCTACGTTAGCAACGTCAGTGCCTACAGTTGTGCCTATAGTGTTTCGGATGTTACCAGCGCGGATAGGGCCGGAAAAAGTGGTATTAGCCATTATAGAATTCTCACATGTGAGTTAAGGAGAATCTGTCTACATGTCGTCAGTCGGGTCTGTCAGATTCACCGGATTGTTTCCCGATACAGGCAAACATATCACAGTGTGTGGCTTTAAGTCAACAATAAAAAAGGGGGCCGAAGCCCCCTTAGTACAGCGTGTTACTACGCGATTAAGCGCCGGGCGAACCGTAGATACCTAGTGGATCAGATACACCGAACGAGTAACGCTCACGAGCCTTATAACGGCTGTTACCAGTGTCGAAGTCCGCGTCCATAGAAGTAGCCATTGGGCTACGAACGAAGTGCTTCAAACCATTAGGTACGTCAGTCATCATAAACCATGCATCAGTATCAGTCAGGTAATGGTTAATTGCATAACCCTGTGGAACGGCACCATTGCTCATAATAGCGTTAATGTCGTTGTCCGCAGTTCCTACGCGGCCTTCAGTCTCAAGCAAACGAGTTGCAACAAACTGTAAGGAAGGTGGGATAACTAGCTTCTTAGGCTTGGCCGCGATCAAAAGACCACGCTCATCGGTGTAGCCAGAAATCTGAATGATAGCTGCTTCCAAAGAAGTTTCGTTAAGGTCGGCTGCAACCGCAGGACGGTTAGAGTTAACACCGCCGTTAACCAGTGGGTGAGCAGTAGAACAAAGTACTTGTCCGTCGCCGTAAGTATTAGCAGCAGCAAAAGCGTTGTTAAGAATATCAGCGCCTTTAACTTGCTTAGTGTACGCCATTCCACGAGCTAGTGCTTTGGTGTAACGAGATGACAAAGAGTCATACAAGTTATCTTCAATCGCTTCTTCAGTGATTGAGAAACCCATTGCAACAGTTTCGTGAGTGTAGCGTGCAGTCCATGCTTCTTGAGCATTATCATACTCAATTGCAGAACCTTCTGATTTTGTTGGAGCTGAACCAAAACCAGATAGCTTAGTTTCTTCTTCAAAAGAACGATCAGAGGTTTCAGTCTCGAAAATCTCTTTATGCTCTTCGCCGTATTTCGCGTACTCTAGGCCAAACAATGCGTTTAGTCCGGGGAGTAGCTCTTTTAGTAATTGACTTCTTGAAATAGCCATCTAGTTATTCTCCTACGATGCCGGTACCAAACTGGTGGTACGGTAGGTTAAATTTAACCAAGACATCAGTCCTAGCGTCGCCAATGGTAGAACCAGTTTTAGTTACAAAACCGATTACTTTGAAAGCTCTAGATGCAGTCGCAGTAGTAGCGTCGAGTGCAATGTTAGACTTACCAGTAGTAGTGTTTACAGAAGTTAAAGCATTCTGTGCGCCAGTCAAAGGAGCATTGTGACCAAGAGCAGTCTGAGCAATAGCAGCGTCAGCTTGTACTTGGAAAGTTACGCCCGGATCGACTATAACATAGGCAGTAGCGTTAGCAGTGCCTGAAGGGTAAAACTGAGCAAATATCAATTGACCTTCAGCATTGATGTATTCACAACCAACAAACACGCCTAGTGCGCCGATAGCGTTACCACCAAGGTTGTTATTAGTTGCGTCTGCGCCAGTGCCAGAAGCTAGTTGAACATAACCTGCATTGATCTCTACAAGAGAACCGTAGCCAATATTTTGAGCTACGCCAGCAGGAGTAATAAGAAAAGCGTCACGAGCACCCGTATAAGGGGTACCGTCAGCTTTACGTACGGGAACAAACCCGTAAGGAGCGGCTGTAGTTGCCATTTTATTTTACCTATAAAAAATTTAGTTTAAGTTCCCTTACCAAAGGTAACTTTCGATTTCCGCTCATTAAATAGCGGCATACGTGGATCATTTTCCCGCATTAGGCTGTTATCAACTGACTGCATTTGCGCCTTACTCTGTTCAGAGTAATAAGCATTGCGCTCTTGAGTGAGTTCTTCTGGAGCCTTGCATAGCATTAGTCCTCCTATAACTACATTGTCTTTGAACTTCTCGTTCTCGACGGTGACCATAGTTATTTCGGGGTGATCCGATGCTTTTACTGGTTCCCAGCCTTCACGCAATTTAGATGAGACATTAGTGGCATCCACATTACCTTGCGTACTTACACGAATCCAGCGAAATGCATAACCCGGCTCTGGAGTAGGCGAAGGTAGAACCTCCGGCTTTATCCAAGCCTTTTTGCGGGCCGTTTTTTCACGGGTGACGTTCTCGCGGTTAATTCTGTTCTCAGCCATCATACTCTCCTCATCTCTTCAGCAACCTTTTTGGCGTATAGTTCTAATGGAACACCGAGTTTTTTAGCTATAGCTACCTGTGTCTGCGTTAAACGCACCTTTTTGGGTGCTGTGCTCCGCGTTGCGGGGGCAACCACATTTGACTGTCGCTTATGTTCGGTTTCCTCTGCTTCCCCTTCAAAATTGTCAGGGAACAGCTTCTGCATACGAGAGTTTATAGTCTCGTAGTATTCATCACTTGACGGGTCTACCCCATCAGTAACAAGTTTCTCGTGTAGTCCCATAGCGTACCCAGTCATTTCTTGGTCTGAACCAAACCAAGTATTTTCCTTGGCCCAATCAGACGCTCGTTCATCCACTTGGGGGGCTTGAGCTGCACGTTCTTGAGGTAGTTGTACCTCATTGTCCTCTGTTTGTAAAGCAGGAGGTTCAAAATTCTTTAGCTTATCTGTTTTTATGTTAGCAGCATTGAGCTTTTCTTGTGCTTCAAGTACTTTATCAGCGTCTCCTGCCTCATAAGCCTGTTTATATTGGCGTTTAGCAAGTAATGCCTCTCCCGCAGCAGTTCTTTTAGCTTGTTCTAGTAATGCTGCTTGATTTTTATCTACTGTACCCTTTAGCTGGTTATTTTCTTCGACGAGCGTTTTTGCGAAACTTTCGAGCTCCTGTCTTTCGCGGTGGGCTTGTTCTTTGGCGCGACGTTCGTCGTGGTAGCCTTTGCTGAAGTGCTTAATCCGGTTACGTACTTTCTCAGAGTAATCTTCCAACTCCTCATCTGTAACCTCATTTGGAGGAGTTGAAGGCTTACGGTTACGATCAGACTTCGGTACATCGTCAACAACTTCGATTTCATAATCTTCTTCCTTTGCCTCTTTAGCAGGCTTTTCTTCTTTGGGCGGTTTACCTGAAAGGTCTATCTCAATAGCCTCACTAGACTCGATCTCAATATCATTTTTGTTGTTATCTTCGTCTTCGGGAAATTCAAATTCAACTTTTTGGAACGGCATAATCTACTCCTTACACTCGTGTTACGCCACGAGGATCGGCTACAACTGCTTCAATCGAATCATCGTTCATTAAACGATATTCAACACCACCTACTTTAAACCGTGTACCTGTATTCATACGGAACATTACGTAGTCACCCTGCTTACACCAAGGGCCAGTCGGGAACCGCTCTTTATCCGAATACGCTTGCTCTCCCATGTCGAGCACAAGCCCGATGGTAGACATGATGTATTCGTTGTGCATTTCTTTACTAGACTTAATGATGCCGCTTTCACCGTATGTATCATCTACTTCCGGCATGGCTATTAATAGCCTATAACCCACGGGAGTAGGTAATTGGTTTTCAAAATCTTCTTCTGTCGTTTCTTGCTTTGGATCAGCACTTAAATCAGTCATTGTCATCTTCCAAGTAATTACGCGAGAGGTCGTTTACATGATTCAAACAGGAAGTGAGACCTCGTAGCATTCCTGTTATTTCTTTGTATTGGGCGAAGTCTTTAGCTCCTCCATTACCTAGAAATTCTTGTGCGGAGGACATGTCATCCCCGATTTTCTTTTTTAGCACGTCAAAGACGGTATTAGCCATATCTTATTCCTTTGGTTTATTTTTGGCCTCTTTTAGTAAGTCGAGGTCAAGTTTAGTGTTAGCTGTTCGTCTGTCGGCAGCTAGTTTTGCACCCGATTTCTGGGCGTCAAGCTCCAACTCCTGCCTGTCTATATCAAGCTGCGCCTCGTCTATACGAGTATCAGCCATAGTTTTCTGGGCTTTAAGTTGTAGTTCGGCTTGCTTTATCTGCATATCACCCTGATCTTTCTGGGCTTTACGTTGTACTTCTTGCTGCTTAACCTGTAGCTCCGCTTGCTGTAACTGGAACGCTGGGTCTTGCTGTTGTTCTTGCGCTTGTTTCTGTGCAGCTTCTTGCTGATGCTGTTGAGTTAGCTGTTTACCCGCAGTAGCTACAACTCTAGCCAACTGCACTTCCATGTCCTCAGACATCTCTTGATTAGGTGCAGGTAACGGTACTCCCAGCTTCTCTTCCATCTGCGTGCGGTATCTGAACCCTAGGTGTTCTGCTATGTGCGCCTGTAACGACGCCATGATTTGCTGTGCTTGGGGGTTCTGACCGATGGTTTGGGCAATCATTGGGTCTTGCATGAATGATTGGTGCGCCGCTATATGAGCCTCGTGATCTTGATAGATAAAGGCTTTTATAGGGGTACCTGTTAGCGCGTTCATATTCTCGCTTACAGGATCGGTTGGTTTTACATCGTCTTTTGTTGGAACTAACTTATCAGCGTTCTTAATGCCTAAGACATCAATCATCTGACGGTGTAGTTGCGGCAGGTCATAAATCTGCGGGGCTTGCTGTGCCATCTGTAAGACAGCTTGATACTGTACTACCCGCTGCGCCATTGTGGAGCTATTAGGGTCACTAACAGGGATAACGTCTACTAACCTATAGTCTTCCCTACGTGCGGATACTTCCCCTCTAACGGGCACATAGCCGTACTCAGAGGGGGCGTACTCTGCCATAATAGCCTTGAGCATCTTAAACTCTTGCTTCATGGCGTAGTGGACACGGGCTTGTACCGCTGCCATAGGCTTCAACGTACGTTCTAGCAAAGCTAGTGTAGTACCTACTGGGGCATTGGCCGACATGTCAGAAATGTTCATGTCACTAATAGCGCCTAGACGACGACCTTCATTAGTGATCTGGTCTAGCAAAGCTAGTAGAGTTTGACTTGGCTCCTTATAAGGAAGGGGCATGATGTTTTCACGAATACTGCCGGAGGGTACATCTACGTCTTTAAACTCGCCCGGCTCGATGGGGGAGTCATCACCTTTAATACGTAATCCACGGGTCTTTAAGCCCCCCGGAAGATTAGATAGCGTACCAGCGTCCACCAATTGCCGTATAAGCGAGGTTCCAGCTCTAGCGTACCCACCTATGATGTGGATCAGTCCAAGGCCGTAGAAGCCAAATCCGGGCACATATACGTAGTGTACGAAATGTTGACGCTTGAGTGTTAGGTTGTCTTCCTCGTCCCAGTTACGGCGAATAGCTAGAATCTCACTGCTACCACGCTCCATTGTAACGACATAAGGCTTGGCAATCTCTTCGCCTTCTACATCATCACCTTCGATAACTAGGTCTGCGTGTACTTCATACATCGCATAGCGGTTGTCATCTGTAAGCGAAAACCCACCGTCTTCGGCTTTCTTCTCTTCTATATCTGTATGGTATGCTTGGGGTTCACCTAAATCTATGTCACGGTAGAATCCATTTACCTGTAACTTACGTATATCATTCTTAGTTTTACGCATTATATGGGTAACGCGTTCGGCAGACTCAATGTTAGACGCGCCGTATGGCACGATAACGTCTTCTGCGGGAATATAGATAGCGGTCTGTCTACCTAGGCTGGGGTCGAAGTAAACCTTCTTAAACGCCGATCCTGCCAGTCCTAGGCTATATAGCATCCGCTCGTGCTCTGGACGATACTCAACCATGTTCTCTGTAAGCTCATAGTTCATGTCCGCTTTTACACGTTGGGCTGCTTCATCTTTTTCTTTTGTCTCTTCTCCTAACACCTTCACACGTACGGGGCCAGCCGCAGGGAAAGTCTCGCTCATAGTCTCTGCTTGGAAACGAATGGCTGCTTCGGCTAAGACAGTAGAGTTCACACCACATGCGCCTTCCCAAGGAGTTGTACGCTCTTCTTGCTTGAACCCAATAATGTCTAGACCCTTAACATATGTATCAGCCCAGTCTTTACGGCTATCCACGTCTGAGTCTATTAAGTCTATAAGCTCTCCGGCAAGTTCCGCTAGGTAGTCTTCGTCTAGTTCTTCCGCTAGGTTAGCGTCAAAAGCTACAGACTCTAGGCTACCAGCTTCAGGAATCAAAGTAATCTCCATGCTACCGTCAGACAGCGTAACCATGTCGGGGTTAACAATCTCGATCTCTAGTTCCTGCTCGACCATCTCTCCCTCGACTGCTTCTTCGTCCAGTCCTTCAGGGGCTGCATATAAACTTTTTTCAATTGCCATTATCTAACCTCTTAATAATACCCAGTTGCTCGCCGCTTGAAGTACTTCTGTTCTTCCGGCTCATCGGTAGGTAACCTTATAAACCCGCCCTGTCTGAAGCGCATTAACGCCATTACAGTCGAGTCCACCAAGTCATCGTTGCTCATAAACGGGAATCCCGCGATCTCTTCTACGACTTCTTCAGCCCATCGAGTTTGCGGAACCCAACATAATCCAGACGCTACAATATCAGATACCGCGTTCAAACGCGCTAGTTTATCACCAGACCCCCTATGAGGAGTATATTCAGACACAGGTAGCCCCATACGTCTCATTTCTTGATATAGCGCCACACCAGAACTCTTTTTCTCCACAATAAACGAGTCTGGCTCCCAGTCTGCGTACTCTTGCATCGCTAGTTCTTTGAGTTCATGGAACTCTATACGCTGCTTAATACTATTAAGCAATATAATATTATACGCGTTTTCTTCCTCATTGAAAAACACTCCCCAAGTAGTCAGTGCAGTATAGTCCGCTCGGTTGTGCTTTTCTGCCGCAGCATCGAGTGACATGATTATGTACTCACACGCGGGAGGATTCTCCTTCTCCCACCACTTCCACCACTCTCTTTTTACTATAGAGGCTTCTTCGGCGGTGGGCTGTTGCTGGTACTGGGCATTCCACTGGAACGTAGGCATAGACGCCTTGGTACGTAACAGAGCCTCAAGGTCGAAGAACTCAGGCCACAGAGGTTTTTCTTCTATTTCCCCGTCTTCGTCCTCAAATTCTAGTATAGCGGGGAACTCTATGACCTCAAACTGGTCAGATCGCTCGTTCTGGGCCATGTCCTTAACAACACGCCCTGTTAGGTCGTCCATGTGCCATCTAGTCTGGATAATAGCTACACTACCCCCCGGCATCAGACGTGTACGAGCACCGAACGTATACCACTCGTAAGCCTTCTCAAATACGGCGAAGTTACCGTTAATCACGTCTTGCTCTGAATGGGGGTCGTCTACAAGCAGTAGATCAGCACCACGACCTGCTAGTGCCGAACCAACACCACACGCATAATACTCTCCACCTACACTAGTATTCCAACGCCCCGCTGATTTGGAGTCACTTGCTAGCTTTACAGTGGGAAATATGGCTAGGTATTCGGGTGTAGAGATCAAATTACGTACTTTACGGCCAAAATCTACCGCTAAGTCGGTTGTGTGCGACACCATCATCACTTTCTTGTTGGGATTACGCCCTAAATACCACGCTGGGAAGAAAATAGACACCAATTGGGACTTGCCGTGACGTGGGGGGATGTTTACGCAGGCTCTATCCTTCACTCCACTCTCAATTTCCATGAGTAGGTCGGCCAAAATGCGGTGGTGCTTGCCCACAATGAAGTCAGGCATCATGGCCTTGCAAAATTCTATCAAGTCGTCGTAGGATAGCTGGTTCTGTTTTCTAGTCGATAGCTCATCTACCAACCTATCTATCTCCATGACCTCATCTTCAGAGAAAGAGTCTAAGTTATCCAACATTTTCTGGATGTCTTCCTCGGAAAAGTCGGGAACGGCCTCAGTCGTCGTCATAGAACTCACCACCCAACCCTAATTCTTCCTCTAAATCCAGTGCTTCCCCGTCTAGGAACACTGCATCCTCGGCTTCTTCCTCCACAGGGACTAGCTTTTCTAGTTTCCTACGCAGTTTAGTCTTCAAATCGTCTGTAGATTGGTGGGTGATTGTTATTTCTGACTTCTCTGCAAACAACCCCACGTCAGAAATCTTACCTAATAGCTCCAAAGCACGGATTCGGGTGCGAGGATCAGGGTTTTCTGTCTCTAGGATCAGCTTGTTAGTCACTAGGTGCCGAATGTGCATGGAGTTCTCTACTACGGAACGTCCAAACTCGGTAAGAATCTTGTCTGTAAGTACTATCGAAGCCGGAGTCAGGGTAGACATCCGAGCAGCACTTGCAGTTTTAGAGGTTTTGGCGGGGTCAGCAGCATAGGAAGCAGCTAACTTAGAGGCTACGTCCTTGTCATCCTTGTTAGGGAATAAATCTAGGCCGTGCTCTGCCAATTCTAGCGCGGTATTAGCCGCAGCTTTCGTACGCTTTGTTAAATCTATCTTACGTGGCCCATCAGATAACGGGACACCTAACTCTGGATCGAGGGATAAAGTCATATTGTAATCGCAGGTTGTTAAACCGAAGACACCTATATACCAGAAAAAAATTTTTTCTACAAGGGATTTTAAAAAAGGATGGGGGGTACGGCCTCAAATAGGGGGGTGGGGGTCAGAATCCGAGAAAAAGTAAAATATTCGTGTGGATTAGTAATACATACAAGCGTGGAGTCCCATATATAGCAAGCGGGCGGTGGGGGGCGGGTAGGGTCTGGGAACCGTCATACCTACCTAAACCTGTTATACTAGACCCATCAAAGCGGCAATGGTGCTGCTCTGTGTATGTAGGGGATTCCCTACCATCTATCATTAATAGGAATAATTACAATGACTACATTAACTCTTAACGTACTATCTAAGACCGTCGCCAACGCTATGCTGGCATATTCTACCGCCGATATTGTATGCACTGAATCGGCCATCAATAAAGACACCTCCCTAGATAGGTTATGCTCTCTACTGTGCAAAGCCTATCCCGAGAATACCTTACTATATCTGGTAAGCAATACCACCGAGGGATCGCTAGCCAGTCCCGAACTATACGCCGATATGCTAGTGGTGCACGACGCCATGCTACCGGATGAGGTTAGGGCGCTAGCCGCTATAGACCCTGCAACCATGCCAACCAAGCTGCCAGATGGTTCACCCAATCCCGAACGGGTCGCGGTGATGAACGCCAAAAAACAGGCGGCATCTAGGTTAAAGGATACCCGTAACGCGGTTGGTAAGCGGCTGGACAAAGCCAAACGCGAGGACATGTCGGACGATGAGAAGGACATTGCCGACGATACAAAGGCGCTTACTAGACTACGCACTACCTACGCTACGCTAGGTAAACAGTTCGAGAACATAGCCAATGAACTGGAGCTAAAAGAGGGCGGCCCTTCATACCATGCGCTAGGTCTCGTGATAGCGGCAATGGCCGCCGAGCCTACCGAACCCAAACACTAACCTAACCTAACCTAACAGGGCCACGGATGGCCCACTACTGGAGTAACATATTATGAAACCTTCCACACAAATAAAACTTATTGAGGATACCATCACCGCGCTTCACGCATGCCAGAACGATCTCACATTGTCTGGCCGCGCTAGCGATACCATTGACAGCATATTGATTGACCTTAGACTAGAGCGCCATCTAGCACAGTCTAAGCTAGGCACGCCTAAGTCTATCATCGATCACATTCTAAGCTGGCAATAATCACCGCCCCTTTCGAGGGGCTTTTTTTCGCCTGTAAAAAAGTGAATCGGATACCAGTTCCTTGTTAGCGTTGAGCATCTAGGCAGACGCCCATCCAAGACCAGTTCCTTGTTAGCGTTGAGCGTCAGACGTAGGGAATGTCCCTACCAGAGCAATGTTACATTTTACCCCGCAATGTTACGTGTTTGTAATGCAATGTTACAAAAAAATGTCACAGTATCGGAACGTGTCGGATCGTGTCGGATCGTGTCGGGCAGTGAAGCCTTATGCCCAAAAAAACCTAGCTAAAAGTGATTAATTATGTGTCTTTTTAATATACATTACTTTGTGACATTTTTTTGAATATATATAGGGTCTTATTGGCGAAGCTACACACTGTGACAAATTCGTTCGAGGGGGTTAGAGCGAATTATTTCCCCCTATATTTCCCTCAAAAACGTAACATTGTAACATTCGAGCGTTATCAAGGACTTACAAGCCTACCCTACGTAACAATGTGTAACAATGTGTAACAATACACCGTTAGTCACGTTTGGGTATAACAGTAGACAACTTGACATGTTTAGCTAGGTGTGTTATACTGGTAATCCCATTACGGGGCGGGGACGCTGTGTCCCTTTACTTTTACTGTAGGGAATGTCCCTACCAACTCGGAGCAATACCATGACTATACCAACAGAGCAAGAGACTGTAGCGCAAGGCATAGATGAACAACTACGTGAAATGTTTGAGCTTCATAAAGATATGTTTGACCGCAAGGAGCGAGAAGTACAAGGCAGAGATAGCTGGCGCGATAGGCTAGTCCGTAGGGAATGCCCTACTAACCGCGAGCAGATGATCGGCATGATAGTCGAACTAGGGGGTGAGTAATGGACGACCTACAACGTGAGGCTATCAATGCCGCAGATGCCTACCTGCTAAACAAGCAGTGCCAAAGAAGTTACCTTCGCGGGTTGACTGTTGGCGCAATCATTATGGTCTGCCTATGTGCATACCTTATATCAACGGACGCAGCCGCGTCATCTATCGTAGGGAATGTCCCTACCAACTCGGAGCAATAACATGACTAACTTAAACGAAGCATCAAACCTAAACGAAGCACCAGAGATAAGCCTTCCCTCAATCAGTTCGTCTGCCATGCTAGTAGAGCATACGTGCAGCAAGTGGGGCAGAAATACCAAGAAAGACAAGGCGGCATCCGCCAAGGTGGTAGTGGACAACAACGCTAACAAGGATACCGCGACAGTCGGTAAGGTGTTACTGGGTGATAGTGCTTCTCTCAAGGCACTTCATACTCTAGCGAGTAACGCACGCAACCTACACTACGCAATGACCCTACCTTGGAATGACATGGGGCATCGTATGTTACCTACTGAAACGTATTTCAAGTACAACGAGTTGATGACCGATATGCAGGGGGAGTTCTACCGATTGAAAGGAGAGTTCCTTGGAGCGTACGACTGGGATCGCGCTCAAGAGAATGCACGACTGGGTGACTTGCACAACGCAGCGGACTACCCGACTACTGAGTCCCTAGCAGACAAGTTTGAGTTTCGGATAGCATACTTCTCTATCTCTGACCCAAACGACTTCCGCATTAGCGTGGGTAACGAGCAGACGCAGGTACTCAAAGACCACATGAACAAGTACCACAACGCCAGATTTGACGGGGCTATGAACAGCATGTGGAAACGTGTACACGTAGCTGTGTCCAATATGTCTGAGCGACTACGTGAACCAGAAGCAGGTGAGTACGTATCGCCTTCGACAGGTGCCCTAGTGTTCAAGGGTAGTCTGGTAGACAACGTGCTAGATGTTATCGACCTACTAAAGTCGTGCAACGTGACAGGAGACAGTAAGCAGGAGGCGATACGCAGGAGTCTAGAAGACTCTGTTCGTGGTGTTACCGCAGACGGACTAAGAACATCCCCCACCCTGCGTGCCGAAACCAAAGCGTCTATAGATGACGTTATCGCTAACTTACCTTCACTTGACCTATAACCGTAGGGACATCCCCTACCAACTCGGAGAAATAACATGAACGCAGAACATATATACGCATCGACTATACCCCAAGCCGTGACTCTAATCTCAAGGATAGGGCACAAGCGCACCGTAGTGATGGAAGGTGACATGGGTGAGGGCAAATCGTCCGCACTAGCAGCTATAGGTGAGAAGCATCCTGATCATATACTCTGTTACTTTGACTGTACGACCAAGGTTCCGGGCGATATAACTATACCTAAGATACAACATATGGACGATGGCACAGGCTACGTCAAGTACCTGACCAACGAAGAACTGGGTGTACACCTAGGCGTCAAGCTGATACTGATGATCGATGAGGTCGGTAAGGCAGAGCGCGAGATACTCAATGGGCTACTGCGCCTGATGTTGGAGCGTAAGATAGGTGATTACACGCTACACCCTGAGTCTATAGTGTTCGCTACCTCTAACCTAGGTGCAGAGAATCTAGGTGACACACTACCTGCCCATGCCTGTAACCGCGTCACTAGGTTACGACTCAAGAAGCAAGCTAACATGGAATGGCTGGCTAACTTTGCGATACCCAATGGGCTAGACCCTGTACTGTGTGGCTGGGCTAAGGACAACCCTGCACTGTTTCAATCATTCTCTGATGTGCAGAACCCTGATGACAACCCGTACATATACCACCCACAGGCACCATCCGGTAGTCAGTTTGTAACGCCTCGATCCCTACACGCGGCATCGGATATTCTGTTGGAGCGTGAGCATTTAGATGATGACCTACTGACCAATGCCCTCATAGGTACTATTGGTGCGTCCGGTGCCAAGGCTCTTATGGCATTCGTAAAGCTCGGTGATGACTTACCTAGTCTACAATCTATTAAGGATGACCCTCACAACGCCACAATACCCTCGAAAGACGCCACTGTATGTATGGTGGTGTATCGATCCCTACAATCTATGAACCGCGAATGGGTAGATGCTTGGATGATATACATGGCACGTCTAGATACAGAAGCGCAAGGTCTGTTTGTACATGGTGCGCGACACGCCAAGTATCCTCACCGCAACGCTGTTATGAGTAACAGCAGGTTTACTGATTGGTGTAGGAATAACGGGTACATGTTCTCAAGTGACAAGAAATGAGAGACAGTCGCCAGACACGATCAACGCGGGGTTACCTTACCCGCCTCATTACCAAACGAGAGCGCAAGCAAGCTAGGCTGTTGTTGGTAGACGTACACAAGATGGTAGGGAATGTCCCTACACAGGAGAAATGCAATGTTACTAAACAGTGATGGACTGACAGAAGAACAGCGACTGACCAAGGCAGTCGTTAAGATACTAGGGGAGCCTAGGTACACCGCCCTAGCAGCAGTACTAATGATCGGAGATAAGGTCATCGAAGACAACTTACCCACAGCGTGTACTAACGGGAGGGATGAGAAGTACGGGCGTAAGTTTGTGGCTGGCCTTACCGATGCCGAATTACGTGGGGTGGTGTTACATGAGAACTACCACAAGCTGTACCGCCACCTACGAACATGGGAGCATCTATGGAAAGAAGACGCTGCTCTGGCTAACATGGCTATGGACTACGTGATCAACATAAAGATACGGGATGCCAACACGGACGGGTTTGCGGTACTACCGGAAGGTGCGCTGGTCGATGAGAAGTATAGGGACATGGACACCGCACAGGTGTTCAACATACTCAAGTATGCGCGTGACCTAGACGAAGACATGCGAAGGATTGCTGATGAGGACGATGGTGATGGTGGTGGTGGTGACGGTGATGGTAGGGAATCCCCTACTGACGAGGGAACAGGCTTCGACGAACACGACTGGGAGGGGGCACAGGAGCTATCGGAAGAAGAAGCCAAGGACTTGGAACGTGACATCGATGAAGCTATACGTCAAGGAGCAATGGCGGCTGGTAAGATGGGTGCCGATGTACCGCGTGACATAGATGAGCTACTCAAGACCAAGGTCAACTGGCGTGATGTACTACGTGACTTTGTACAGTCAACGTGTAGGGGCAACGATTACTCTACATGGGCTAGACCCAACCGCAGGTTGCTAGGGCAGGACGTGTATATGCCCTCTAGGTATAGCGAACGGGTGGATGAGCTAGTATTTGCCCCCGATACATCAGGTTCGATAGGGCAACGGGAGCTTACTTTGATGTTATCCGCAGTCGCAGAGATACTTGCAACAGTCAAGGTCAGCAAGGTACGAGTACTGTACTGGGGTAGTTCTGTGGTAGGGGATGAAACCTATGAGATGAACGAGATGGCGCAGCTAGTCAAGTCTACCAAGCCGCGTGGAGGTGGAGGCACAGACGTTACGTGCCTTACTGAGTACATGGCTAAGAACGGTATTAGTCCACAAGCCGCTATCGTACTGACTGACGGGTACCTGTACGGGGGCTGGGGAGACTGGAAGTTCCCTGTACTGTGGACTATCTTGGACAACGAGAACGCTAACCCCACTGTAGGTAAACGTGTACATATTAAATCGAGGGACTTGTAATGGCTATGTATGATTATGGGCTAGACAGTTTCACTCACGTGGAACATTTGTACAACAACACCAAACCAATCAGGGGTACTAACATAGTGCCTCTCGGCGATCGCAGACGTAAGTGGGAATGTATCGTCAAGGTATCACCACACCAGTACGTGTTATCAGATCGCGGGGAGCATGAACAGTCGCACACTGCCGCAGTGGTCTGGGTTCGTAATGACGATAACACTGACACAGTATGGTTTCGTAACGAGACAGGTGACTACGCGCACAATGGTAGGTACGCGTTCCTTGAGCGGTGTATGCCTATGGGTATGCGGTTCATAGTAGACAACGGCAAGCAGTACATACTTCATCTAGTAAGCAACCGCTACTACCTACCCAAGGATGAGCGCAAGCCTGTAGTGTTTACCGCAGGAAGGACTAACAGTTCTGTAGCGGGGCACAGACATTACGCACCTTGGACACTGTCCAGTGATGAACACCCTATACCTGTCACACGTGTACGTGTTAACAAAGAAGCCAAGGCACCGTACAAAAAAGCTATCGATGAATACCTACACTGGGCATGGACTATGACCCCCATACTTGAGGGCACTATGAACTGGGAGTCTAACCGCGAGGCTAGGATGGAGGCTGGTCGTATGGGTGGGGACACGTTCAGAGACATGTTAGTAGAAGAGCAACACGAGCAACGTACCACTATGGTACACGCGTTCCTATGTGAACTAGCAGATAGCATGGGTAACAGGTACTGGCATAGTATGGCTATAAATTCGGTGATTAACGTCAGCCTAACAAGTGACCCTAAGAAGTTCCGCGCCAAGTTCAATGCGTGGGTAAATCATAAGGGTACGTTCACTAACTCGTACCAAGAGTACAAAACAAAGTAACTGTAGGGACATTCCCTACCAACTCGGAGAAATATGATGAATAGCGACCTACCCTGCGTACAGGAATTAGATACAGATAAAGAAAAGTTTGTTGTTTTTACCCACAGTGACCTACGTGATCCTAATTGGTCACTGTTCCCAAACCGCCAAGGTGGTTTTGAGTCTTTTTTACTAGACTATCTACTGAGTGTAGGTTTTAGAGGCTGTAAGTTTGCTACTACTATTCGTAGACATGAGGCGGCTAGGAAGTTCTACGTGTATGACCCCACCGATGTGTTCTGCATGGGTTGGGTAGGTTACGGAGACTACTCTGTTGGGCGTGAGGGAGACTCAAAGTTTGCCGTATACTCCCCCAAAATATCCAATGGCAAGTACGATGACTACAGGATGCAACGCCGACTAAAGGTGACGGGGAATATAACCACAGCTACTCGCAACGCCAACAGATACCTTCTACCTATAAGCCACGAAGATGTGGTGGCGGCTACCTTTGAAGATACCCTCTATACTATCAACAAACAGGCAGCCAGTAACCGTTCCGTTATAAGGGTTAACCTTAATGAACTGGGGTTGACTACTGACGGGATTAGAGAGGGACAGCGGACAGAGGTGTGGAAGGAGCTTTGTCACCTAGTGGATACTCACCACGCGTTCCTAAGTAATGATGTCAAGGACAAGGTAACCAAGGTAAGGGAAGCTATAAAGATTCAAGACGCGATAGGAACTACCTGTATAGACCTGTATGCCGTACGTGTTTACGTACGTAGAGAGGAGGTAAAGTATGACGTTATACGCCTTACTGATGTTACGTCAATAGCCCGAAGTATTAGAGAGTATTCGGGAATGGTGGACAAGGTGCATGGTACTCGTACGTATGGGCAAGAAACCCTACCCGAAGAAATAGAAGGTAAGTTGTCGGTACTATCTATCTGTGATGTGGGTGACTTTGTTGATACCGTAGGTCGTCGCGCTATGGACACGGTATATTATGTCTACGCATAACACGTTTAGCTACGATAGTACACCAAAGGACATTATGTATCGCGTTGAGGTACATACTGATACTAATGAACTAAATGTTACATGTATAGGTATGGAATGTGTTGACTCCCCCTTCGAGGGGGGCTATATTACTAATGAGGCTGTTCCTAAATGGTTACAAGGACGGCTAAGTGTATTAAGTATATGTGAGTACGACCCACCAATGACTTGGATAGAGGGTGTTGGTAAGCGAATCGACGCCAACGTGTATTGGGTTGTAGGGACATTCCCTACAGAATAGGAGTATGAGTATGAGAGAGAAGAGATGTCCTAAAGCAGAATACGTAGCTTGGAAGAACAAGACAGGTAAGAAGGCTACCAAGGAAACTAAGAGACAGGAACTCAATGCTATATGGCTTAGGAGGAAGATATGCAATGGGAAATGATATTCTTAGGCGCGTTCATAATAAGTTTCTTACTAGCTACGGTATACGACTGTTACGAGATAATAGTTTACGGAGAAAGAAAATGGCTTCAACCCCCGAAGCAAGAGTAAAGAAGGTAGTAACGACCTACCTTAAACAGATGGGTGCTTACTACTTCTATCCCATGACAGGCGGATACGGACGTAGTGGAGTACCTGACATCATAGGGTGCCATGAGGGAAAGTTCTTTGGCATTGAGTGTAAGGCAGGGAAGAACAAACCTACCCCCCTGCAATACAAAAACCTAACCGACATTGCATCTGCTGGCGGTATTGCGCTAGTAGTAAGTGAAGTCAACATGCATGACACAGTGGCCCTAGTATCGGGAACAGGCTTCAGAGGACAGCACGATGAGCATTAATGACGCAACACCACAAGACTGGGATAGATTACGAGAAGACGCCCCCGCTATAGAAAAGACAGGGCTAGAATCGTGGGGTTTACTCAAGGGCAGCATGGAAGACAATGTTAACAGCCCAAGTCACTACACCTATGGCAACATCGAATGTATTGAGGGTATAGAAGCAAGCATGACTGCCGAAGCATTCCAAGGGTACTGTAAAGGTGCATGTCTGAAATACCTTTGGAGGTACGAGCGTAAGGGTAAGCCGTTAGAAGACCTCAAGAAGGCGCAGTGGTACCTAAACAAGTTAATAGAGGAAGTTGAAAATGGGTAAGGGTAGTCGCCAACGTCCAACAGCCGAGACGTTCTGGGATAACTGGGACAACGTATTCAACAAGCCAAAAAGGAAACAAACGATGAATGTATTGAATGGTATAGAAATTAGTTCTGAGAACTTGAGACGATTATATGAATACTTTACTGACCCTGTGCAGGGTAGTAACACAGTAGCATATACCTCCAAGGACACAGGGGTATCTAAGGAGGAGGTAAAAGCGTTTTGCGAAGCGTTTAAGGTTGGCACGGTGTAGGCAATGGATTTAATAACCGTAGACTTTGAAACGTATTATGACAAAGACTTCTCTTTGCGTAAGATGACAACAGAATCCTACATCCGTGACCCTCGTTTTGAGGTGATCGGAGTAGGTGTTAAACTGAACAATGGAGACACGGAGTGGGCTAGTGGAACACGTACTGAGATCAAAGATTATCTACATACTTACAAGTGGGCTGATAGCGTGCTTTTGGCTCACAACACTTTGTTTGATGGCGCTATCCTTTCTTGGATTTTTGATGTTCACCCTCGCTTGTACACTGATACTCTATGTATCGCTCGTGCCCTACACGGTGTGGAGGTGGGTGGCTCGTTACATGTACTCTCAGAAAGATATAAAGTTGGTGTCAAAGGGACAGAAGTATTAAACGCTGTAGGTAAGAAGCGCGAAGATTTTACTGCCGAAGAGTTAGATAAGTACGGGGACTACTGCGTTAATGACGTAGAGTTAACCTACAAGCTGTTCTCTATAATGGGTAAGCGTTTCCCCAAGCAGGAGCTACGTATCATAGACCGTACCCTGCGTATGTTTACAGAGCCTATGTTAGAACTAGACGTACCGTTACTAGAGAAGCATCTCACAAACACCAGACAGGTTAAAGAAGACCTTATAGCATCTTCTGGTGTGACCAAGAAAGAACTAATGAGCAACCCTAAGTTTGCCGAATTGCTTGGGGGGCTAGGTGTAGTGCCGCCCATGAAGACTAGTCTCACTACAGGTAAGCAGACCTTTGCGTTCGCTAAGTCTGATGAGGAGTTCAAGGCACTATTAGACCACGAAGACCCTCGTGTACAGTCACTCGTTACTACAAGGCTGGGCACCAAGAGTACGTTAGAAGAGAGCCGCACTGAGCGTTTCATAGGTATAGCTAGTCGTGGTCTGCTGCCCATACCCATAAGATATTATGCCGCACATACAGGTAGGTGGGGTGGCGATGATAAGATCAACATACAGAACCTACCTAGTCGTGGGCAACACGGTAAGAAGTTAAAGAAGAGTATCATTGCTCCCGAAGGGTACACACTTATTGATTGTGACTCCTCGCAGATCGAAGCGCGAGTACTGGCGTGGCTTGCAGGACAGGATGACTTGATATTAGCGTTTACCAACAAGGAAGATGTATATATTAAGATGGCGGCTACTATCTATAACGTGTCAGAGGACAAGGTAACTAAGGAACAAAGGTTTGTAGGTAAGACTACCATCCTAGGTTGCGGATATGGTATGGGGGCACAACGGTTTGTAGATCAGCTAAAGACGTTTGGGGTAGACATGCCACTGCACGAAGGGCGTAGGGTAGTTAAGATTTATCGGGAAGCTAACAACAATATAAGTTTACTATGGCGTAGCTGTCAGAACATGTTAGTGGAGATGTCTCGCCGTAAACACTCAGGTAGCTTTGGCCCTAACGGGATCATAAAGTACAAATCAACGGGCGACTGGGATAGCGGTGAGCAGCATCTGTATGCGTGTCAGGGGTATGTAAAATTACCTTCTGGGTTATTTATGCGCTATGATGATCTAGAGTGGACGCAGGGCGAACAAGGTATTGAGTTCGATTACAAAGTCCGTAGAGGCCGAACCCGTATATATGGTGGTAAGGTAGTAGAGAACATATGCCAAGCGTTTGCGCGGTGTATTATTGGCGATCAGTTGGTAGACATAACTAAGAAGTATCGGGCAGTCCTTACTGTACACGACTCTATAGTATGTTGCGTGCCTACAGTAGAAGCTGACGAGGCCCAAGCCTATATAGAAGCATGTATGCGTAAGACCCCTGATTGGGCAGAGGGGCTACCGCTAGACTGCGAGTCTGGTATGGCTAATGCATATGGAGATTGTGAATGAGTAAAGTTACGGACATAAACAAGTTTAGGGAAGACAAGTCAACTTCTCCTCCCTTAGAAACAGAGGGCAGCTACTTAACTATAGTTGTGGGGGAGGACAGCAACGGGGGAGACGTTATACTTGTAGAGCAAGTGGAGGTAGACGGGGCCACAACTCACAAGGATAGAATAATCTTAACCCCCGACATGCTACACTCTCTTATAGAGGAATTAATAGTGGCCGCAACAATGCTAGGGGAAAAAGAATGAACATAGCCCCGTGGTCTTTCTCGAAGATAAAGTCTTTTGAACAATGTCCTAAGAAGTTCTACCACCTCAAGATGGCTAAGGACTACAAGGAACCTGAGACAGAAGCTATGCTATACGGCACCGCTGTACACTTGGCGGCAGAAGAATACGTTAGGGATGGTACAGCTCTACCAGCTAAGTACAGTTACTGTAAAGATGTTTTAGATGCCCTACTCGCTAAGAAAGGAGAGAAGATTTGTGAGCTGGAGATGGGACTCACTGAGAACCTTGAGCCGTGTGGGTTTAGAGATGATAACGTGTGGTGGCGAGGTATCGCTGACTTAGTTATCCTTGATAGAGAAGCTAAGTTGGCGTGGGTAATAGACTACAAGACTAGTAAGAACACTAGGTACGCAGACAAAGGGCAGCTAGAACTAATGGCTATGAGCTTGTTTAAGATGTACCCAAAGCTAGAGACAGTGAAGGGCGGATTGTTGTTTGTAGTATGTAACGAGCTTGTAAAGGACAAGTACTACAAGAAGGACGAGTCTAAGCTATGGGCTAAGTGGCTTGCCGATTACAGTCGTATGGAGCAAGCGTATAAGAAAGATGTATGGAATGCGAACCAAAGTGGTTTGTGTAAACGTCACTGTATAGTGACAGAATGTGTGTACAACGGGAGAAACTAATGCCGTACAAGAATAAAGCAGATCGAAAGAAACAAAAGAACCCTCCCGTAGGTAGCCCCGCGCACGAGAGACGTATGGAACGTCAACGTCTCAGGCGGAAGGTAGATAGTAGCAGTAAAGACGCTAACAAAAACGGCATAGCCGATAAGCGCGAGGGTAGAGACTTAGCCCATAACGTAGCCCTAGCAAAGGGTGGTAGTAACAAAGACGGTTATACTATACAAAGCAAAAAGAAAAACCGTACCGCAGGTGGTAGGATAAGTAAGGGTAAGATAGCGTAAAAGTTATAAGTCTTGAGCCGCCACTGCGGATAGAGATAGAACAACGAATATGAGCATGAAAATTATCACGGGTGCCTCTGGGTAATTGTTTGGAGGCGGCATTCTACTTAGGGTTAGCCCTAAAGGGAAATGATCATTTAGTATTATATGTATGCCTTATTTGGTATGTGTGTGGTGTGAAGAGACGTTGCCTAGATGCGTCTAAAAATATAAACGTGTCCTCCGAGTGGGTATTTTACGCGTAAAAATTTAGGCAGTTCAGGGAGTTTTTCCTTTATCCCATGATACCGACCTGACCCTATCGGTGAACGAAGCAGGGTTTTTAATAAACACTTGTCCCCTCCGGGACGACGGGGTCGTAGATACCCCTAGCTAAACATGTTAACAAGAGAGTAAAAAGATGCAGATAGTAGACAACAGGGCGTTATTGTTACGTCTTCGCAACCCTAGTCAAGTGACTACGGTAATTCCAAAGAGCAAGGAGTTAGCGGACAACCAAGTCTTAGTTAACTGGGGCATAGAAGAAACCCATGTACTCCGAAACCTTAACATCAAGGCACCTTCCCCCATCGAGGGTAAGTACGAGTGGACGGGGCAGTACACTCCCTTCGATCACCAAAAGACTACTGCGGCTTTTATGACCCTACACAGGAAATCTTTTTGTTTTAACGAACAAGGTACAGGTAAGACAGCCTCTGCTATATGGGCATCAGACTACTTACTTAATGTGGGGAAGATTAACCGAGTACTAATCATATGCCCTCTATCTATAATGGATTCCGCGTGGCGTGACGATTTATTTAGGTTTGCCATGCACAGGACAGTGGACGTGGCCTACGGGTCAGCCGCCAAACGCAGAAAGATAATAGATAACGGCGCGGAGTATGTAGTAATAAATTATGACGGGCTGGCTATTGTAGAAGATACCATAGCTAACGGTGGGTTCGACTTAGTAATTGTGGATGAAGCTACTCACTATAAGAACCCCCAAACTACTAGGTGGAAGACCCTAAACAGGTTACTTAAACCAGACACATGGCTATGGATGATGACGGGTACACCTGCGGCACAGAGTCCCCTAGACGCGTACGGGTTAGCTAAACTAATTAATCCCCACAGTGTGCCTAAGTTCTTTAGTTCTTTCCGCGACCAAGTGATGCGTAAGGTAACTAATTTTAAGTGGGTGGCTAAGGATACAGCTACAGATACAGTATATAACGCACTGCAACCTGCTATAAGATTTACAAAAGACGAGTGCCTAGACTTACCCCCAATGGTGTATGTGAAACGTGAGGTAGAGTTAACACGTCAGCAAAAGAAGTACTACACCGAACTAAAGAATAAGATGGTTATGCAGGCGGCGGGCGAACAGATAACCGCTGTCAATGCCGCTGTTAACATGAACAAGTTACTACAGATTTCCAGTGGTGCCGTGTATACCGACGAAGGGGATGCTTTAGAGTTTGATATAAAGCATAGATATAAGGTATTACGAGAAGTAATTGATGAGTCTAGTAAGAAGGTATTAGTTTTCGTTCCGTTCAAACATACGATAGACATACTCACAAACAAGTTACGAGAAGATAAAATATCTACAGAGGTAATTCGTGGGGACGTTAGCGCACCCAACCGTACCAAGATATTTAAACAGTTCCAAGAGCAAGACGACCCCAAAGTGTTAGTTATCCAACCTCAATCAGCAGCGCATGGGGTAACACTAACTGCGGCGAATACGGTGGTATGGTGGGGGCCGACTAGTTCTCTAGAAACCTATGCTCAAGCAAACGCCCGTGTACATAGATCAGGACAAGACCAGAAATGTACCATCGTACAGTTACAAGGATCGAACGTAGAGAAACGTGTTTACACACTATTAGATAGTAGAATAGACGTTCACACAAAAATGATCGATCTCTATAAAGAAATACTTGACTAGGGCATAAAGAGCCATTAAAGTGAACATCCCGTCAATAAAAGGAAGAAGTTATGAGTGGTAACGTAACCGCCGAGAAGTTGACTGAGACTTACTTGAAGATCAAGGCTAAGAGAGTAGAGTTGACATCAGAGTTTAAAGAGAAGGACGAAGTACTTATAACTCAACTAGAGAAGGTTAAATCGGCACTTCTCACATACTGCGAGGAGCAAGGCGTAGAGAGTGTCAAGACTTCCGCAGGTCTATTCTATAGGTCAGTTAAGACTAGGTACTGGACTAGCGATTGGGAGTCTATGTATAAGTTTGTTAAAGAGCATGATGTACCTGAGTTCTTCGACAAGCGTCTTAACCAAGGTAATGTCCGGCAGTTTTTAGAAGATAATCCCGACCTTGTACCAAGAGGTCTTAATGTAGATTCAGAATACGCAGTAGCGGTGAGGAAAAAATAATGAGTGATGCAGAAGTTTTTGTGCCCATAGAGGTTCTAGCCGAGCACTTTTCAGTATCGGTAACAACCATACGGCTATGGATACGCAAGGGGCATATACCCCGAAGCGCCTTTATTAAGGCAGGTAACACGTACAGGTTTAAACTCTCAGATGTCACTAGCGCCTTGCTATCTAACGGGTCAGCAGTATCTGGTAACTCTGCAAAGCCTAAGAATGCACAAGAGGTGGCAGAGATTAGGGTAGCTAAACATGTACAGGAAAAGGATTCAAAAGCGGTAGTTGAGTCCGTTGATATAGAAGAACTATTCGACGAGGACATGTAATGTGCGAAGAATTAGTTTATATGGTAGGAAGTTTTCTCTTGTGGATAATTTGGAATCCGTTACCATAGAAGGTTCCTCTGTGGACATTGTAGTGGTCAACGCGGCCCCGATCTCAAGGTCATATTTTGAAAATGCTTACGACCCCAACAGATCATCAGCACCTACGTGCTGGTCAGCGGATACGCAAAGACCGTCTGAAGATGTACCACAAGAGAGCAAGCAAGCCGCCCGTTGTATGGATTGCCCACAGAACATACGTGGGTCAGGGAGTAATCGCGGACGTGCTTGTAGGTTTGCCCAACGTCTAGCTGTAGTATTTACAGATGAGCTAGATAAGGTAATCCAACTACAGTTACCCGCTACTTCGATATATGGTAGAGGTAACGGTGTACACTTGCCGATGCAAGACTATGTTAAGTTTCTGTCTAGCAGAGGTTGGGTAGCAACCCGTTTAGTAACGCGGGTGTATTTTGATGAAGATAGTCCGATCCCTAAACTTTATTTTAGACCGATACGGTATCTGTATGAAGGCGAGGCAGAAAAGGTTTCAGAGTTGAAGAACCACCCCGATACACTCAAGGCTATTAGCTTAGATGTATCTGCGGAACCTAAGTCTCCATTCGCAGTAGTAGAAGGTTTTGAATTAAACGCAACCAAGAAAGGAATGTAGCATGAGTTATATAATTGAAAACGTAGAAATACTTTACCCTCGTATCAACCAGCCTTATCGGTATGATGCTTCCGCAGGTGAGAACGGTAAGAGCGTACCCTGTGATGCATTTGAGGATGGCGCTAAGTACGAGACTAAGTTTCGTATGAGCAAGGATCAGGCCAAGGCTCTGTATGGGCAAATGTCTGACGCTTATATTAAAGCCAAAGAGAAAGGATGGCCTGAGAAGATTGATTTTCCCTTTGAAAAAGAAGAAAGTGGTACCTTCGTAGGTAAAGCTGTACTGAAAGCCTCCTACGGCAAGGACGCTACTAATCCTCCGAAGCAGTTCGATGCTAAGAGTAAAGAGTTACCAGAAGACTTTAAGCTAACCACAGGCAGTACTGCTAACGTAGCTGTTACTTTCTACCCTTACAATATGCGTGACGCAGGTGTATCTGTTCGCTTACGTGCTGTACAGGTTATCAAGTACCTACCTATGGAAGCCGCCTCACCGTTCGGTGTTGTAGCAGATGGATTTGAGATGGATAGTGGTAACCCGTTTGAAACCGTTACCGCTAACGTAGCTTCAGCACAAGTTAATGCTGACCAAAAACCTGTTGTAGTATCTGATGACTTGTTCGGTGATGATACACTGGAAGAAGCTCCTATAGAGCAACCTAAGAAAACAGCTAAGAAGAAGTCCGTAGCACCAAAAGAAGAAGACAAAGACTTAGCATCTATCGTGGATAATTGGGACGGGTAAAACCTCCCCCCTCTAATAACCTGTAGCTAGGCGTAACTAATACACCGAAGAGGGTGCATATGCACCCCTGCTACCTTACCTCTCGGATGCGGATATGAATACTAAATCATTTTTGCAAAGGGCTTTAGCTGATAGCGGTTTATACTGCATTTGGGCGCATAACAAAAAAGCTGGCGGGGCACCATATCAGAAGTTGGTGTCTTCTATAGACCAGATGATAGACAAAGCGCACGAACTAGATGCAGATGGATACGACTGTTACTTTGCCTTAGCAACATTTAAAGAGCCTACCTCGCGGAAGGTTTCTAACGTACATAAACTACAGTCGTTGTTCTTTGACATCGATTGCGGTGAAACTAAAGTCGATGAAGATAAAGGGTACCTTACTCAGGAAAAGGCGGTAGTCGCGCTACAAGAGTTCTGTAAGACCCTTAGTCTGCCCATACCTATACTTGTTAACTCAGGTCGCGGTATACATGTCTACTGGCACCTGTCTGAACCTGTGACGTATGACGATTGGTTCCCTGTAGCTGTACGCCTAAAGGCTTTAACTAAGACCCACGGGCTTATATGCGACCACGCAGTAACGTCAGATGCGGCTAGGATACTACGTATACCTTCTACGCATAATCACAAAACTGATCCCCCCTCTAAAGTTGGGTACTTTGGTAATACAGAGCAGGACTTGGTTAACTTCGATGATTTCTCTGAACTACTAGGTTATGACCCGATACCAGCTCCCTCGCCTATAGAAGAGTTTAGTGCGGTGGTGCAAGGGCTGTACAAAAACAAAGAGAACTACTTTAAGGATATTATCGCCAAGACTAGTCGGGGAGATGGCTGTGCTCAGATAGCGCACGTACTCAAGAACCCTAACGAGATTAGCGAACCCTTGTGGTTTGACGCTGTGTCTATCATAAAACACTGTGTAGATGGTGGTAGAGAAGGCGCACATAAAATATCACGGGGGTACGATGACTACGATCCCGCAGAAACAGATAGTAAGTATGACACAACAAAACATGTTCACAGGTGCGATACGTTCAACGATAACAGACCTGACGTATGCACAGACTGTAAACACTGGGGTAAGATAGGTTCTCCTATAGTACTAGGACAACGTGTTAAGGAAGCGGAAGAAGAAGATAACGTAGTTTCTATGGAGAAAGACTCCGGTGTTAGTACTACATACGTTATACCTCCTTACCCTAAACCCTACTTCCGAGGTGCTACGGGTGGTGTATACATACGCACTAAGAACGACGATGGGGATATGGATGAAAAACTTATCTACCATAACGACTTGTATGTAGTTAAACGTATACAGGACGTTGAATCCGGTGAGGGTATAGTTATGCGTCTTCATCTGCCTGTGGACGGGGTCAGAGAGTTTACTGTACCTCTAACCGCTGTAACTTCTAGAGAGGAGTTTCGCAAACAGATGGCTTTACACGGTGTAGCTGTTACTAAAATGGATGACATTATGAATTACACGACTAGGTGGGTTAACGAGTTACAGGCAACCACCGCTACTCAACACGCACGTAGGCAGTTCGGTTGGACAGGTGATGACTTTGAGTCTTTCGTGCTTGGGGATAAAGAAATATTTGCAGATCGCATAGAGTCTAACCCTCCATCTACGCCAACCAGAGACTTGTTTCATGCCTTTGAGCCAAGCGGCACTATGGAAGAGTGGAAGGAGATGGTTGGCTTCTATAACCGTGATGGCTTTGAACTACACCAATACATTGTAGCTACAAGTTTCGGCTCTCCTCTTATGGCTCTGTCCCCAATAGCTTGTTCGGGCTTTCATGTACACAGTACAGAGTCTGGTTTAGGCAAAACGACAGCTATGTACGTAGCGGCTTCGGTGTGGGGCAAGCCAAAAGAGTTGGTGATAGAGAAGAACGACACTCAAAACTCTAGGATGTTACGCGGGGAGGTGTACCATAACTTGCCTTTGTACATTGATGAGATGACTAACGCCAAAGCAGACGAACTTTCTGACATGATCTATCAACTATCTGGAGGTAGGCAGAAGAACCGTATGGCTGGTGGAGGTAACATAGAACGTGCTAGGGGTGAGCCTTGGAGCCTTCTAACGGTAACAACAGGTAACACTAGTATCATCGAGAAAGTTAGTTTAGCTAAGGCTATGCCGAAAGCAGAAGCCCAGAGGATGATGGAGACTAAGGCTACGAAGTTGTTTAACGAGTCGGAGACTAAACACCTTACTGATGCCCATGCTCAAAACGCAGAGGTGTTGTACGGTCATGCGGGTATTATCTATATACAGTACGTTATAGATAACCTAGAAGCGGTCAGGGCTTTACTGGGAAAGGTACAGAAAGCTATAGACAAGGAGGCTGGGCTTAAAGCAGAGAACCGTTTCTGGTCAGCAGGTGTAGCCTGTACGATTACTGGCGCTATGATAGCCTATCGTCTAGGTCTACTACCCTACTTACCGAAGCCGCTAATGAACTACTCACTAGGACTGCTAAAAGAAAATCTAAGGAACGTGAGTGATATGACTTCATCTGTGCAAGAGACGCTAAACAACTACCTGCACGAGAACTGGGGTAGCATCCTAAAGATACGTAGCACCGATGATCTACGAAAGCCGCAAGATAACGGCTTAGACGAGTTAGTGATACCCGAAGTTGATCCAAGAGTACGTTTGGTAGGTAGATACGAGACGGATGTAAAGATTCTATACTTAACCCCCAAGCCCTTGAAAGCATGGTGCGGTAAGCAGGATATAAACTACAGCTCGTTTAAGGCGGATTTGATTTCGCATATGGCGGCTAAGACAGTCACTATGCGGCTAACTAAGGGTACATCTACCCAACTACCTCCGTCGAGAGTATTGGCTGTAGACTGCTCTAAAACGTCTGTAGACACGCCCGTAGATGCTTAAACTAGATGACCTTGACCCTGATGGAGTTAAGGTAGTTATAGACTGGGGCAGTATGGTTGTAGGAGCCTCAGTCTTTGTACCCTGTATAAACACTCAGAAAGCTATAGCGCAGTGCAAAGATATATTTAAACGTAGGTGTTGGCAGTTAGAAATAAGAGTTATAATACAAGATGATATGTTAGGGATACGTGTTTGGCGTACCCTATAGCAGTTTATCCCTTTCTCCCTGTCCGTTTCCGAGGCGGCAGGGAGTTTTTTTAGTCAAACAAACTAGAAGTATCGTACTCTCGTCGTTCCGCCTCTAACACCGACTTCATCATAGGACTTAGCGTAGTGCCATTGTGCATCTTAGCCGTGGTACGTAGGTGTCCTTTGTAAGACCGTTTCAAAGAATCGTACGTTATTCGTGCGCTTGGATGTTTCTTACCGAACTCCCGCATTTTCTTCTTTATTTCTCTAGACTCAGGGTAGTCACCCTGTCTACGTGCTACGTAGTATTCTTTCAGCAACTTAGACCTTTCCTTAGTTACAGATCGGTTTATACGCTGCTCTACGTTCGACTGCTCTTGAGCAAACGTGTAGCCTGTGGGAGGGAAGCCCACCATACCAGCAAAGAAGTCTCCCGCATTTAAGTCATCGTATATAACGTCCCCGCGTCGAGTTTCCATAGCTCCGTCCTGTTGGAACCTGCCTAGTGGGCTATTCCTGTACAAGTTTGTGAGTCCTGCGGGAAGGGCGCTCTCTATACCACGCTGTATATTTCCCTCAGAGAAGTCGTTAATCGCACGCTCCATCCTCTTTCCAGTACTCAATGCGGGGCCACCGATATGGTAAAGTATACTTTCTTCCAGAGATGAGTCTCTACTATACCTGTTCGCCTCAAACAATAGGCTATTCAACCTAACACGTTTAGAGAAGTCTACTCCCAGAGCGTCTACTGCTGGCCCTTTGAACCAACCTTCACCAAAGTACTTGCGGATTACGGTATCTGCATCATCCTCGTCATCTTCCAGCATAGTAAGGTCTATAAACAAAGCTACCGCGCCGTATATAGGCATACCTTGTATACCCGCTATCAAAAGAGAGGATAGGTGGATAGCACGTAACTTGCCCCAAGCTATCTTTCTCTGACGTATACGTTCTTCTTTCTGTGCCGCAGTCTCTCCCTTCTTAGGAGCAAAGCTAAGTTCTAGGGCTTGTTTACCCGTCTTGAACATAGTGGTGTACATACGAAAACCGTAGTTCTTGTACATAAACGCTACACGCCCAAAGCCCTGCTGAGACACTCTAGAACCTGTCTCTAGTACCGCACCACCGTTATACTCCATAGACTTATAAAGAGCATCTTCAGAGGCTTCTTTCTGCATATCGGTTGTCGATAGCTGATCCTCTTTCTTTTTCTTACCTTCTCTGGTCTGTACGTTTTCTAGTGACAGCTTGTAGGCAGATAACAAAGTCACCTGTCGGTTAAACTTCTCTCCAGCATTAAACATAATTGCCGACAGGGAAGATACGCTGTTTAGTATTTTAGCCCCTACATTACCCTGATTTACACGTCCTGATGCTTCCACACCAAATTTCTTTTTAATGAACTCGAACGTTTGTGTACCTTCATCTAACCCCGATGCGTCAGCTAAATACGACTGCGTTAGGTAGGATCGCCCTGAAGCCATAGTCACCAATACCTCTAGGTCTTTAAACTCCGCTTCTATCTTGGGGTCTAGCCCTTTCTTTAGGGTGTACTCATACTCTCCGGTAGCTTTATTCAAAGTCATGTCAAAGTAAGACTGTAACGTATTACCAGATGACTTAACCAAAGCCGTAGCCTCCTTCATGGCCCTACCTGCTTTAATATGTCCAAACTCAGCACCTAACATAGGGCCAACCACAAGAGGTAACTGACTCAAGTTAACTATAGCGGACGAAGCATTGAATCCAATAGTGTAGATAAAGGCCACTTGGTTAATGTTTTTAACTATTCCTTCCACAAACTTATTACCCGCGCCATTGACGGCAAAGTCTGCTCGCGCCAACATATCTTTGGCGATAGAACTAGTAGTTCCGCTGTTGGGGTTGTTTACTTCCAGTTTCCTAGCTACCTTGTCTATCTCAGACGTTATAGCACGTATGTTTCCAGCGTACTTTATTCTCTGTACTTGGCGACCTATATCGAAAGCCTTACTTCTCATAGCCGCAACAGGGTCACTGTCGTATCCCGCTATACCTGTTCGTCCTTTAAGGCTTTTAGCGAGGGCAGTTTCAGGCAATGAATCTATAAACAAGTTCATAACGTCATCTTGTACGGTACTATTTACGCCATTCTTTTGTAGAATAGTAAGCACTTCGTTCACGAACCCTCCATCAGGGGCGTTCTTACGGAAATCACTCGCAGATATATTTCCGTCCACGGTTTCTACCCCAGTAGCACCCAAAGCTATAGCTTCATTCTTAGCTTTGTTACGGTCAGCCGCGTTCTCAAACATCTCCACCACATAGTTATCGCGGTCAGGGGTTACTTGACCCGTCTTCTTAGGTACGTAGGATAGTTTAAACTTGCCATTACGTACCAGTGGGAAGTAGACATCTAGAGTGTTCTTGTCGAACAGCTTGTCAAATACACTAGTCGTTAGCTTGTCCGCCTCTTCCTTACCTACCACCTCTTCCATACGGCCTGTGATAATAGCTTTCATGCTCTGATACTGCTGTCGGTACGTATCTCGTAGGTACACGTATGTGTCTTGTCCGTCTTTACCTAGAGCATTCCAGTCGTTCCGCTGCTCTTTCCACGTCATAAAGTTGTCAGAGCCAGAACCATACTTTTTCTTTGCTGCATCTTCTTTTAGCGTAGGGTCTACTTGGTATATGGTAGCTCCATACTCTCTACTATAAATTAACTGACCTAACGTTTTGTTCTTCTCAGGGTTTTTCTGCGCCCAACGAGCAACGGTCTGCACTCGCTCTCTTACGTACACGTCCGATTCGTCCATGCCCCCACGCAGTCTTTGGATTGATTTGTGTAGTAAGTTACCTAAGTTTCCGAAGCCCCGTGCTTCCGCTACGTCCCCAAGAGCCTGCGTATCTAGTAACTGCAACGCTTCGAACTTAGTAACTAGTGACTCAACGCTGTCTAACCACGTAGCGCCGTCCTCCCCAAACTGCTTTTTGAACTTAGGCGTGGGGGCTGGGAACCCTTTTTGTATTAACCCTAAATCTTTTATTATCTTCTTTACACCATCACGAGTAGCGTTAGCGTAAGTACTACCTGCTCCACGGGTGTCAGGAGATGTGGCTAATAAGGAGATTATAGCTTGGTCAGTCGCATCCAATGCAGAGCCAGTGGTTTTAGTGTCAGCCCCTAACAAAACACGTACAAAGTTAGTTATGATTCTAAAGAACCTCTCCAACGCCCCAATAGGAGAGCCATCAGGGTTCATACCTGCCAGTTTCTGTTGGAACGCAGAGTTACTCATGGCCTCAGAGACAAACTCTTTGAGGTTTTTAGCGCCGTAAGCGGAGTCTAGTTGAGGTTTTACTTCTTTGAACAACTGCTCTAGTTTTCTAGTTGCGGGGCTACCTTTGTTGTCTAGTATTTTATTTACTGCCGAGTGAGTGGCCTCATGCAGTAACGTGTGTATGTACACTGGCCCTTCGGCAATGTATAGCGTGCCATCCTTTGACACAAACGAATCAGGGCCGTCAGCAGTCTTAACCTTTGCAGCGCCTACGGCTGTAGCTAGTACACGGGCAATCTTTTTAACGCGGGAGTCTGTGGAAGCTCCACTTAACGCCATCAATGCCCCACGAAGGTCACCTTTCCTAACAAGTTTCTGTATGTCTCCAGTAACCACACCGTCTAACTCGTTTATGTAGCTTTTAGGCAGTAGCGTGATATCTAAGTCAATTGCAGTAGCCCCAGCTAACCTGTCTTCTATTTGGTCAACAAATGCTTGATCTTCTTTGGCTAACAAACGTAGTCGTTCTACTTTCTGATCTGAAGTTTCGTCTTTTGGGGCTACGCGGAGGTTAGGTTCTACAAACTGTTCTAATCCTTCTGTGTCAATTACCTCCTGCGACCTTTCAGTTATTTGTTGGGGGGTAAGAGGCTTACCAGCAGCATCTCCTTTTTCTGACCCTATAGTTTTTCCCGCCTTCTTGAGGATAGCTTTATCACGCACGTCATCCGTCTTCGGAGTTGTATCTGGAGCTTTTTCTTTGGGTTTTGCACGCTGGCCTACGTGCTTGTTTACGTACGCCTTACCTTTGTTGTCTAGGCTTAACATACCGTTGATAGACTTACGAGCTTCTTTCTCTACAGCTACTTCATCGAGTTGTTGAGATTCAGGTTTCTTAACTTCACGAGCGAGTATAGTATCCTTAGCGTTCTCAAAAACAACTTGAGTATTCTCATCTGCTTGCCTAAGTACGGCTGCTAAGTCTCCCCGCGTTATTTCAGGAGAACCTGTCTCTTGGTATGCTGATATAAGTTTATCACCAAAGACTTTATTTCTACCTGTAAGACCTAGCTCCTTAACAAGTTTAGGCGTGATAGTCTCCACATCAGTGGAATAGTTAGGGCTATCTTGTGGAACAGCTTCTATAGCAGAAACACCAAGTACTTCATTAATAGTGTTTTGTTTAGCGACAATTTCTTTTTCTTTGGCTTCTACTTTGGCTGTAACTAGCTTGTCAGCTTCTTTAGCAGAAACTTTTTGGTTCTTTCTTAGGTTTTGTTTTTCAGCGTCGTAGTTTATTCCTACATTCTTAGCCCTATTCATAATGGGCGCTTTACCAGACTGGCTACGATTAAACTCTTGAGAGACTTTCAACTCTTCCGCCTTCTCAAAAGCAGTTAGTTCTTTCTTACCTCTCTTTCTAGCCACCTCTGCTTCGCTGTCTCTACTGCCAGCTTGATACGTCACAGGCTTGCCATTCAACGTGCTCATAGCCTGCGCTAGTGTAGAGGGCTTTCCGCTTTCTCCTTTAGCAGTATCTGTAGCGCCTTGTTCAGTGTTGTCCACTCCTCCATCGACAACTGTTTCAGATTCGGTGGTAATGACTTCGGTTTCTGGGGGTGCTTCTTTAACAACAGGAACGCTATCTCTACTTCTTGTCTCGTCAAGAACTCCAGCATCTGCTTGCTCCGCTATCTTGGCGTCTACTAACGTGTTTACCTCTGCAATAGCATCTTCTTGGCTAACTCCCTGAGAGGTTCTCTGTGTAACCTCTTGAGTTACATCTACGTCAGTATTCGCCGACTTTTCTTCTAGGATATTAAAAGAGACAGTCGCAGCTTCAGTCTCAGTCTCAGTTTCAGTAGCACCGAGCCTTGGCTCTTCCGACGTTACTTCTTCTAAGTCTGCTTCTGTTACTACTTTTGCCTCTGTTTCTTGTATAGCTGCTTCTGCTTCTTCGGCATTGCTTTTTGCAATAACGTCTGCATCGGTCTCTTCAGTGACGGGGAGAGTAGCTTCTTCCACCCCAGCGGTTTCGGCGGAGTCACCTTCGATGCCAGTTCCTTGCCTTACGCCCCTTCTACCACCTATAACGTCTGCTAGGGCTTGGAGTATTGCACCTGCACCACCGCCAATAGCGGCTTCTTCTAGAACGCCAGTGTCTACCAGTACTTGTTCTGGGTTATAGCCTTGTTCTGTGAGGTTTTGTAAAATAGCAGCCGCGCCTTCCTGTGCGCCTTCTACTAGGCCAGTGCCAGCTACGTTTCTAATACGAGAGTTAATGCTTGTTACAGCTTTAGGGCCGAGCAGGTCAAGTACCTTATCTACACCCGCATCTATTTTGGGCATGTCAAAGGCTTTGTTAGCCCCTCTACTTAAACCTTTAGCAAGCCTGCCAAAAGGAGCTAGCTCAGTGAGGCCGATAGCCGTACCTTTAAGGGCAGCTATATTACGTTCGTCTTCGGTAGCACCGTACGCACGCGCACGTTCACTAGCCTCACCAGCACCAGCACCAGCAGCTACGACACCAGCCACAGGTAAAGCAGCAGGGCCAGCTAATGCGGCGGGGGCTAATGCGGCTATAGAACCTATACCCGAAGCTAATTTGTAAGCTATAGAGTCTTGATCTGCTCCTTTGAGCATGTCTATATCAAATGCTTCTCTTATCTTGCTACGAGCTTCTAGCTCCGCCTCTTCCTCTAGCAGGGTAGCTGCACCTAAAGCAGCGGACTCCAACATACCTGTCGCACCAGAACCGAAACCTTTTAGTATGTTACCTATAATACCAGAGCTTTCTTCGGCTATTCTACTCGACGCTCTACTAGGGCGAGGCTTCGCCACTTTTTGTGGGGCAGCATTCTTAGCACGCAGTTTGTCTAGTTCCGCAAGTACTTGAGGGTCATTAGGTTCTAGGTTGTCAGGTATACCGTTTAAAGTATACCCGTCTTCAGATCGTACTGAGTAAGGCATTAACTAACTCCTTATTTGCCGCCAAATGTACCAGACTTATTGTCACTCGTAAATTCCTTCAACAAAGTTGTCGCTTCTGTAAATGCTTTACCAGCGTCTTGTAACTTATCTTGCATACCTGTGTAAGCAATATGTTCGGCTTTTTCTACATCATTTTTATACTCGAACGGCTCGACTTCGCCACTATCTTTCCACTCCTTGAAACGGGCATCTATCGCCGCGCCTTCTCCCAAAAGTACTTCAGCAGCTAGTTTCTCCTGCTCTACTTTAGCTGTAAGTACGGCATCAGTTAGGATTTGTATAGCGACTAATTTATTGCTTTGGCCCTTAGCGTCCACCATCTGTTTTTCTAGTTCTAGTTCAATACCTTTAATTCCCGCGTCTATTACAAGCTTCTTTTCATCAAACGCTTGCTTTATCTGTCTATCCGCCGCTTCTACGTCTTGGGCGGTGACATTAGCCATGACAGCCATAGCGTCACTAGAACTTTTGGTAAGAGCGCCGTACACTTTATCTGCTGAAGTCTGGCTTATGTTGGAGGCAGTAAGATCGTTCTTTATTTTTTCATTCGTAGCTGCCATTGCTTCTCGTTGTTTACTGAAGCCGAAGTTTTCTTGTTGTCTATCCATGTTCATGGACGCGTCTAGTATACCCCGACCACCAGCACGAGCAGCGCCAGCGAATATACCTTTTCTTCTTTCCCTACGTAACTTATCAGGGTCTTTAGCGGCTGTGGTCATATCCTTCAAGGTAGCTATACCTGTCTCTGCTTCCGCCCTATTCTCTTCGCGTCTACTACCTAAATCAGCTCTTTTTCTAGCTGCTTCAGAGTTATCGACTACGGTTTGGTTTTCTTTGCCCGCCATCTGTTCTTGTAGTTTAGACGTAATCCCAGATTCTTCCAGTCTATCTGACACCGCATTTTGGTTTACAGCGGTAGGGGTTCCAGTGCCAGCCATAACCGTGTTTATCTTCTCTTCAATAGTTGGATCGGGCTTAATCTTTGTAGGAGCAGTGGTAGTAGTGACAACAGGCTCAGTAACAGTAGGAGGGACAACAGACTTAGGTACCGCTCCAGCTTGTAACTCTTCGAAAGTTAATGGCGTGACTCGCTCTTTCTCAACTTTCGATTTCGGTTCATATCCATACTCTCCAAGTAAGGCTTGCCCAGTCGGCGAGACTCTGAATGCATCCGAAACCGCTGTTATGCCCTCTCCAATCTTTCTAGGAATAAAGGTTACTGCATCAATAACTTGATCTAGGCGACCCATCATTTCACTGCTAAGTTTAAGACCTGCCACTGCTGATTTTCTTGCTTTTTCTGACATACCAGCAAGTTTCTGTTGATAGTCTTTACCAAGCGCCTTAATCAACTTAGCTTCAGTAGCAGAGTCTATAGCAGGAGCAGTAGGAGCAGTAGCGGGAGCAGCGGTAGGTGGGTGAGCATGTCCTACTGGGCCACCACCGTCATATCCAATAATCCCACCTTGAGCCATATTAGCCATGTTCTGACGAGGTAAAGGCATGAGGCCACCACGAGCGGCCATCACAGGAGCACCCTGTGAAGCACCTTTAGCAGTACGTTGCATGTTCTTCTGTTGTTGTTTCTGGCGTTGACCTAGTATCCCAGCGGTCTGCTTAGACATTTCGTCCTTGTTCATACCTACAACTTCTGCTTCTAGCTGTTGGGCTATAGTGTTAGGGTTTTGCTGCTCGCTTAGTAATAGCTGGTTCTTAGCTGATTCTTTCTCAGACTTAACCTTTTGAAGGGCGAGCAAATCTATAAGTTGCTGATTACCCTGCAATCGCTTTTCTAGTGCTTGAGGATTGTTTCGGTAGGCTTCTACTTTAGTATCTACGCCCTGCGCCAAGCCACCCAAGCTAGCATCAGCACTGTTGCCTTTAGCCGCTGCGCCCATAATTCCACTAGGTTGTTGCATGTCTATCTCCTAAAACTTTAAATTCTGTTATGTGCCGGGATACTGTTTTGCTATTTCTGCGGGAGTAACATTAGGGTTATCAATATACGCTTGGTTTATCTGCTGTGGAGTCGCACTACCAAAACCAGCCATCGAAGTATCCTTAGTACCACCACCGTACAAATCTTGAAGCATTGTACTTACACCGCCTACAGCTTCCATATTTTTCTGGAAGTCGCTAGGTTGAGAGTACGATATAGACTGGGCTTCTAGAGGTAGACCCTGTAATAGTGACTGCATGTACTGCACCTGCTTGTAAGGGAAATCTCTCTCCTCTTCAAACTGCGCTATGTCAGCACTAAGACCTTGCTGCTCCTGAGCACGTTGAGTAGCACCTGCTGTCCCCTGCCCACCTAGAACGTCGAACCCATACTTATTACGGTTACCTTGCTCTAAGTTAAACTGCGCTAGACCTTTGTCGTATGCAGAGGCGTAGCCCTGCCCTGTTATGTCCGCTATACGATCTCCAAGCGAACGATTACCTTCGGCTTCCATAACTGCTTGACGAGAACCCCCGAACGCGCCAGCTTTAGTTAGTCGTCCAGCATCTGATACACGTTGTATTTCTGACTGACGGCGAGCTTCTTCTATCTGAGGATTGATCGACGCCATTAGATACGGGTTCATGTACTTCTGAGCTTGAGTAGCATCAAACGTATCTACGCCCATGTTAGCAGGGGCAGATAAGGCTCCAATACCTTCAAAAGATTTCTGCTGTAAGTCAGACGTGCCAGCAGTCAACGGCCCTTGGAACTCTTGATAAGGTGTTTCAGCTAAAGCAGCACCTTTACCTAGCATATCTGTTACATATGGCCCCGCCCAACTAGATAGCGAGGACTCTACTCCTGTTTTTCGTCCTACATTAGGGTCAAGAGCCACAGCATTGGGGTCTGCACTAGTAGTGTCAGTCTCACCTCCCACATTAAACTTCCGTATAGGCCCGCCGTTTTGATACATAGCTATCCCGCCACCCTGAGACATCTTAGGCATAAAATTGTTGGGGTCTATCTGTTTACCTTGTTCTGGGTTTCCAGTACGTTCCATACGCACGTTGTCCATCATACCGTGCAGTTGCTGTGCGCCAGCATCAGAGTTACCGTTACCTAGGTGACTAACTACATCAGCAGGGATAACAAACTCACCATCGCTTAGACGAGCTTCTTGTGTACCGTTTATACTTGCTGGTACTTCGTCTGCCATGCCATCGGTTACACCACCTAAGTAGTACCCGTTATGGGGTCTATTGTAGGCCGAAGCTATACCACCAGCAGCCATAGCCTGTGTAGGTTGAGTCATAGACGATTGCGGGATTTGCTGCATATTACGTTGCCCCAGCGTGTCACGATCAAGTATAGCCCTTGCCTTGGCTTCTTCTATACTCTTAGGTCTAGATTCCTTAAACCCTTTCTCGCCCATAGCAAACTGCGTGTCTGTGAAATACCTTTGGTTTTGTCCACCAGCACGCCGATCTTGGTTAGTAGGTACACGTTCTCTAACCGCTTTGTACGATGGTATACCGCCTTGATAGCCTACGGAGGCTATATTCGGTTGCATGGAGGCTGTAACGCCCGTTTTATCTAGAGCATACCCCAACGCCGCATCCGCCGCCGCATCCCCTATCGAGTTACCAGTAGTACCTGTTGTAGCGTAGTCTATAGCGCCTTTTGTAAAAGTATCCCACCAACCCATTATTCTTCTCCTAATAATTTTAACAGCGAGTCGTTTCTTTTAAGTAAACCACCTTGCGCCGCTCTTCTTACATTCTGCGTTTGTATGCTCTGGTTAACAGGGACGGCGTTGCTATTTCCGTAAGGGCTAAATCTCTGCGTTCTGTTAGTAGGGGCAAATATGTCCTGCCCCCCAACATCATACAGATAGTCTATGTTAGCCACGCCCATCTGTTGTGTACTGGCTGTTTGCGGAGTGTAGTTAATCAAGTCTTCTACTAGCCGTTCCTGCCCTCTTTCCTGTCTTTGTTGTGCTCTGGTGTTTTCTATTTGGTTTTGTATGTTTAAGTTCTGCTGAGTGTTTAACTCTTGAGCAGTCAGTATATCTTGCTGAGTCTGTTGATTTACCTCATACAAGCCCGTAGGGTTAAACATACTCCCAAGGTCTACATCCTGACCTGACTGAGCCATTTCTAGCATGGTTTGGTCATTTATGTCAATAACGCCGTCTTGGTTAACATCATACTGCAATTGTTGGTCGGTATAAACCATTTGTTCAGTAAGAACTTCCTGCTGCGCTAGTATATCAGCAACAAAGTCTATGTCAGCATCGGTGACTTCACCTATAGGCTTACCTACAAAGTCTGCTACTACGTCTATTTCACCAGATAGTTGGTCAACAGCTTGACCTATCTTAGTAGTAATATTAGCTTCGGTAGCGCCTATCTGGGTAAGTATCTGCTCCCGCGTTAGCCCTAGATCAACACCAACTTGGTCTATAGCCGACTGGATGGCTGCATCACGGGCCATACCCGCTTTTTCAAACTTAGCAGCTTGATCGGTTATAGCTGTTTCAGTTTTGCTTATAGCCGTAGTTAGTACACCAGTCTGTGTGTCTATCTGCCCCTGAGTGCCGCTAAGAATGTCACCAGTCTGTAAGTCTAAGCCTGCAAATATACCTGTAGCAGGAGAAGTATCAGTAGCAGGATCACCTATAGCGCCTAGTACTTCGTTCTTAGAGGCGGTAATGTTGCCGTTTACGTCCGTTATCTCGGCATACAGCCCCGTAGCAGGTATGACATTACCTTCAGCGTCTAAGCCTGCGGGTTGCCCTATAAAGGTTAGTATCTGCTGGTCGTTAAGCCCTAGCGCCTCTAACTCGGAATATAACCCCGTAGCAGGTTCGTTATCAGTAGCGGGCTTACCAATAGAATCATCCAACATAGCGGCTACAGCGTCTGAATTTAAGCCGTTGTTGTTAATAGTGGTAGTGTTATTAGTAGTGTTATTGGTAACACTGTTGTCGATGTTATTGGTAGTGTTAGTAGTACCGTCAGCACTGGTAGTAGTTGTAGTTGTAGTACCATCAGTATTAATAGTAGTTGTAGTTGTACTTCCGTCATCGTTGACAACAGTTGTAGTTGTACTTCCGTCAGCATTTAAAGTAACAGGAGTACCGTCTTCGTTAAACTCACCTGATAAGGTTTTCCCATCTTCCCCAACTAATTGAAATACTCCATCTCCATCAGGATCAACGTAGGTACCAGCAGTATAGGTAGTTTCAGCAGGATTAGGATCAACAGTTACGCTAGGGTCATTAGGAGCAAAATCAATTACATCTGGCACCCCATCTCCATCAGTATCAACAGTAGCAGGATTGACAGCATTAGCGGGGTTACTAGTAATTAAGGTGCCATCAGGGGAATATACAGACACAGTACCATCTACACTAGTTACAACAGTATTTCCATCCGCGTCTACTTCTGAAGTGTCTCCTTCTTTAAGCGGAATAGTTTGAGTACCATCAGTATTATCAGGAAGTCTAACTACAGGGTCACCGTTCTCGTCTAAGTCATATATAGTTGTAGAGCCGTCTATCTCTGTAACAACAATAGAACCATCTTCGTCTTCATAACTACTTAGCAGTGGGAATTGGTCATCTGTGTCAAGGATGCCATCGCCGTCATCGTCATCATCTTCTGAGTCAATAATACCGTCCCCATCAGTATCTAGGGTTTGTGTGCCACTAGTAGAATCGGGATCAAAAAGGACAGATAGGTCGGGATCGTTTGATATTAGTTGTGTAAATCGCTCATCGTCACCCATAGAGTTGTCATACTGCCCTACAAGCTGTTGTATCTGAGCATCACTTAACTCTATACCCGCTTCTCTAGCGTACTCTTCTACTTCATCTCTAGTTGTCTGGCGGGGGTCTACATAGTCACCTATTGCTTGATCTATGGCATCATTACCGTAAGTCTCGCCAATATAAGCATCTATTTCTTCTTGAGACGGTGTGTACCCTGCATCGTCAAATGCAGAGGCGGCTTCGGATGGACTCGTATAGTTCTCGTCATACACATGGTTCATCAACGTAGCGTAGGAACGGGGGAACTCTTCTGGGTCTAGTCCTGCGACAGCAAACGTGTCCTTAATACCTTGCTCAGTCAAAACAGCGGTACCGTCAGGGTTGGTTTGCAGGGCGGTATTAATAGGGGCGTTAAGGTTGGCTAGCGCACGAGTAGCTACGTCTGCATCTGGGAGGTCTACATATCCTTCTGGTGCAGCCCCATAGTCTTTCATATAGTCAGTACCGTTGGCACTGTTCATCCAGTCAGGGAAGTTACCGTCAGCGTCTTTACCAGTGGGTATACCCACGTTATTTAGCGCATTGTTTAACGCTGCTGCGGAGCCTAGGGAACCAGTAACACCAGTACTTATTACGATGCCTTTAACGGTATCTCCTGCGGCTGTCCTTGCCACCTTGATAGACGGGTCAATCTCTTTTAGCAGGGTGTTTTTAAACGTAGACACACCACCTTCTTCCCCACCTTCCGATCCCGCCTCTTTTACAGCAGGCTTAAACCATGCCTTTACTGCCTTTCCAGTTTTCTTTGCCCAAATTTCCGCTCTCTTCAGCAACCCTGCCGACAGGTCTGTAACCATATCTGCTTTCTTGCCTAGCATCTCGGTAAATACTTTTTTGTCTAGAGCATCTCCAAGAACCATGTTTGAGGCTATTGTCATACCTCCGGCAAACAAACCCGTCTTTAAAGCCAAGTCAGCGGCAACGGTCTGCCGTCTTAGTGCACCGCTGTTAGCATCTAACTTCTCTCTCGTATACGCTCTAGCCGCTGCCTGATACTCTTCTTCAGACATAGCTCCCGATTGAACAAGCGAGTTGTTTGCTTTCATAGCAGCGTTAAATTCGGCGGAGGCATGTATAGCTTCTGTCTCAACCTTTTCTTGTGTGGCTATAGCTTCGTTGTAAGCCCCCGCCGACTCTCCACCCACTGCTTCAGCTATGTCCATAATAGTAGAAGCAGAAAGAGCAGCAAACTTTTCTACCTTGTTTAACTTAGCTAGAACGTCGTCAGTAATCTCTTTCACGTCTAATTTACGAGAAATCGCTTTCGCTCCAGCTAGACCTTTAGCCATTAAACCTATTTTACTAGAGACGGCAAAGTTAACCGTCTCTTCTCCAGCTTCTGTTAATATCTCATAAGAGGTAGCTAGAGGGGCGTTCGCCATACTCCCAAGAGTAGACATTACTCCATTAATTATATCGTTATAAGTATCGGCTGAGTTTTTCGCTCCATCAACAATGTTTTTTAGCTGCTTATCCATAGCTTCTTGAGACATATTTCCTGCGGCTACTCGTCTTGCAAGAAGAACTTCAGTCTGCTTGTAAGCATTGCCATTCTTTACTTCTTCTTCACTTTCAGCTTCAAAATATACTTTGTCTTCAAAGCTAGCTTCGTAGTCTCTCGCGGCTTGCATAGATTCTTTTAGAGTGTCCGACTTGTTTTCGTCAGACAGATCAAGCAAAGTTTGTGCCCACCCAGCTAGTTTTGTGTTGTTAGGATCAATCTGCCCTAACATAAGCACGCCATTTACCTGAGTAAGTATGTTACCCCCAGTTTCTAGCACGGCAGCAATAAAAAACTGGTCAACTTCGTTCATAAAGTCGCCGTAAGCAGTGCCTGCAATAGCGGGGTCTTGGCCCAATTTTCGAGCATCTACTAAGAACTGAGCAACATTAACTGTGTCTTCCCCTACTACCTCCGCTATGCTAGGGTCAACGTCTTCAGCAGTAATAGCTTCTGCAAAAGCTACAGGATCTTCTTTTCTATAGATACGCATTAAATCTTCAAATGCGGGGGCGTAATCGCCAATGGGCATCCCACTTTCATTTAACCCTGTCCAAGGGTATTTTTCTTTGAAATTAGTAAGGTCTACCCCAGAGTTCTCCATACTCCCCATAAAGTTAACTATAACGCCCGATGGTATTCCTCCCCACGTACCACCACCAGCAGAAGAACTTCCAGCACGGGGATTGCCAAAAACAGCAGACCCTAATTTTATAAGGTCGCCTATGGGATTTGACCCCGTAAGAGTAAAAGGAGCGTTTGCAAACCCTGCGTTCATAGCGCCTTCTAAAGTGCCACCAAGGACTATAGGTATTCTTCCTATAAAACCGGGCACACTTACTCCAAATATATTACCCCAATCGGATAATGTCTGAGGTATAGTAGGAGGAGCCACAGTTAATGTTGGCACTGCATTTGTAGCCGTAGCCACGGGCCTTGTGGCAATGTTAATTTGCTCTATTACAAAAGGAGTAGCGCGTAACCAATCTGAAACATGTAGTGTTTCCCCCGCAACAGCTTTTACCCCCGTGTATGCTGCCCCCACAGCGGCGCTTGCGCTCATTATTTGTACCGCTAGAGCGGAGTTACCAGTCATTGCAGCGGCTATAGCCAAACCTGTCTGTAATACTGTAATTACAGGATCAAAGAAATCATAAGCAGTATCGTCGAAATCGCGAGTTCTATCTCTTGAAGGTGATCCTACATTATTTAGAAACCCGCTTAATTGGTCGTTGTTACCAGCTTCCATCTTAGGGTAGAAACTAGGGGTGTATAAGTCGCGCTGAACGTCTATAGGTGCGGGGTCTTCTCCACTGTTGGGGTCACCAGAAGGCTTGTATAAGTATGTTTTACCCTCAACACTTACATATCTAGGGGCGTAGGGGTCTTGAGTTTCTTTTGCATAGGAATTAACCTCCGACATGTACAAACCTTCGTACTGCCCATCGGATATGCCTCCTTTCGTCTTTATACCATAAAGGTAACCTAGTCTTCCTGATACAGGTAAGAACTCGTAAGCTGCTTGAAACGCATCGGGGTCTTCTCTTCGTAGGGTGTTTAGGTCAGTATTAAACTCGTTGTAAGTCTGAATGTAGTGGTCATCAGCAAACTCTCTAAATGCTGCTTGTGGCCCTACTCCACCATTGGCACCGCTAGTGTTAAAGTCCATCGCAGCGAAGTCATCGTGAGACTTGTTTGACAGAGTTTTTAGTTCTGAGAATACGTTATCTGGGTCTACGCCACTAGCTAAAGCGTTCTTAGCTTCTTGCCAAGTCTGAGACTTTACTAGCGAACCTCTATCTGTAAAGTCGTTAACCTGCCCTTCAAAGAACTTACGGACTAACGCTTCTCTTTCGGGGGTAAACCACTCTTGATCTTTTATGGTCTGCCCTTCAAAGGCTCTAGTATCTGCAAACAACGCATCTACATCAAAAGGAGTACCTGAAAGTTCTTCCAGCATACTGTCGATATTATCGAAGTCTATGTTTTCTATGCCACCTGCACCACCGTTCTCTATTAGGGTCTGGGTAAAAGCGGCTAGATTTTGCTCTGCGTTATTACGCGATTCTTCTATTAGACGAGTGCCAGAAGGAGCACCCCCAGCTTTTTTATAGGCTGCATAAGACTCAGGATACCACGAGGGTATATCCATTTTACCTAGGGAAAATTCGTCTTGGTCAGGATAACGCTGGAGGCTGTACTCGTCTGACCCACGGTCTGTGTTTACCGCATCTTTCCATGCTAAGAACGCATCAGTCTGAGATAGAGGCGGCGCTACGTAGTCAAACCCTGTGTATTCGTCACCAAGGAAATCAAAGTAATTATCGGCATCTTTATCTCTAGCAGGAATCTTTACAGTCATTACGTAATCTCTAGTATGCTTGCTACCACATGTAGTCTATTTGCAGTAGCTGCGGTTACTTTTAATATCTCTCCCGTCTGCACTACCAACGGAGCGGTCAATAACTCTACTGTAGCGTTAGCGCCAACGGGTTTAACATTAAATAGGCTGTGTACAGTAGAACCGTTAGTTATGGTTACCGTTATAGTGTCGGCGTTGCCAGAGTCTTCTGATACTAATATGGATTTAACTATGCCCGTAGTCAAAATTGCACAGGTATATAACGTAGTTACACTAGTTCCAGTTAGATCGACCTTCGCGTTTATATATGTATTTGCCATTAGCTTATAAACCAACTCGTAGCTTCAGATTGGAGCACCAGTGTATCATTTCTTAGTGCTTGGTCTAACTGATTAAAGTACAAACGTAGAGAGTTATTAAACTTCTCAAACGCTAGTTTACTATACTCATCAGGGGGGCTAGGTAATAAGGGAGCAACAAACTCTACTCCGTAGTCTGTAAAATCTACCGACATTACCTTCTCCCGTCTGGACGCATATCAATACGAGGTGAGCCTAACTGCCATGTTACTCCTACAGCGGTAGATTCTACCTTAAAGCTAACCTGTCTACCTCTCACACGCAGGTATATCTGCTCAGTAAACTTCTCTACGGGTGAGGCGGCTGTCCTAATTACTGAACCACCACTGTTACCACTTTCAGATAGGGGATCGTTAAACCCAGAACCAGAGTTTTGTAGTGCGGATAGAGACATGTTTACCACAGGAGAGTCTGCCGTAGACCCCTCAAAGGTTATGTCCGGTACCATCCGAGACACTAGCATGAATTTGTCTCCCTCATCCAGATCAAACTGTGCAGAGGTTATAGAGGCTACTATTGGCACTGTGGTGCCTGTTTCGGCGTCGTCTAGCCCTACCTCATGTTGTACTAAGTTATGACTGTTAGTAGCGGCTACAGGAAAGGCTCCTATGCCAGAGTCTAACCAAGCTGTACGCGCTAAGTTACCGTAGTACCATATTTTCTGTACGTAGTTGTACACAACGTACCTGTCATTTTCGTTGCTACCAGAGGAGGGGTAGAACCACCATATCTCATCAAACCCTTCGTTGGTGCTACCAAATACCTGTTCTATATTGGCTCTGTTTATATTGCTAAATACGTACCGTTTTACATCGCAAGGGAGTACTTTTACTCCTCCGTCATACATGTAGAACTTGTCTTTACCAAACCAGTAGGCCACGTTATCTGCTACAGCTACACTGTTCTGAGACATTATAGAAGAGTTCTCGCCCACAAGCTGCGCTGCCCATACCACAGGTGCGCCTACGTACTGTAACGAGTACACAGAGAAATCAGTCCACACTAGCAGTTCTTGCCTAGTCTGCTCTGCGGCTACTATTTCGGAGCCTCTAGATAGTCTTAGATCACCCGCTTGAGTAGTTGCGGTAGGCGTCCAGTTAGTAGCGTCTTCTTGGTCAGACCATCTAATTAACATAGGGTCTTGTACGTTAGTACCTAACGGGTTTGCACCAAAACAAAACACAAACCTATTAATGTCTGATACAAGTATTATGTTCTGTGCTGTAGGCACATTAGATGCCCCCGACTCTGCGCTAAGTAACGTAGCAGGATTATCTAAAGGAGTGTTAGCAGAAGCATCCCAGAAAAACACAGGGCTACCCCTGTGTCCAAGTATTAAATCTTCTCCAAAGTTACCTTGGCTCCATATACGAAGGCTTTCTGTACTAGCTCCGCCGTTACCCCATGTACTTTCGCCCCATGCACCTGCACTCCAGCCCCGTAATGGGATTTCTAATTCTGACCCAGAATTTATTTGGTAGACAGCAGTAACCGTGCCTCCACCTGTAGCTGCGGAGCTTGCGGATGAAGGTGATACAATAGTATATGTGTTACCTGTAGTGTACGTTATTTGGAACTCACCATTTAAAGTAAGTCCTCCTACCGCAGAAGCGTTAGAGAAAGTAACAAAGTCTCCATTTTTGTATTCCCCATTAGCGTCGGTAACAGTTACTATTGTTGGGCTACCCGAAGATGTGGCAAACGGGTTAGTAAGCGTGACAGTGGCGCGTATAGGAGTAATATCGTAGTACGCTCCTCCGTTTTCAAGGTAGTATTTAAGGTTTGTACCTACACTTGTCAGAGTAAAGTCAGTAAGAGTCACCCACGAGTGTAGAGAACGACACGCTCCTAGAAAAGTAGACGTAGATATACGCTGCCACCCACCTATTTTCTCAGGCATACCTTGCCTGAACCTTACCTTATCGCTTTCATACCAACCGCCTTCACTAGTATATCTAGTGTTTTCGCGGTTAACTCCTGCTTTTAACTGTAATTTCTTTAGTGGCATATCACACCTGTAAGTGTTTTAGTAGCACCATACCACTGGAGTAGTCTCTCTAGTGTCTACATGAATAAAGGTTTTAGCTACGCCTATACCATTAAAGCCCATTGATTGCGCGTACTTAATGATAGCATATGCTTGGTTTCCATTGGAGATTTTGATGTCACAGGCAATCCCCCGTGCATGAGTGCCCGGATTTTTTTTGGCTGCCTCTATGCTATGGGTCTTGTCCCTGTAACCACTAGTAATGTGAAACGGGAAGCCGCAGACATGCCGTAGTTCATCTAGCTTTTCTAGGAAGTCGTTGCACATCTCATTGTTGCCCGTCTCTTGGCAATCAAAGTCTGCTCGGCTGAAGTACCTCATTTTTCTCTCTGAACGCCTTTGGTCTTCTCCACAGTACGCATAGCGCCTAGACCTAGCATACCCATCAGCACAGTAGTAAGCAGGGAGCTATCGACAGGTGGAACTGTGTACCAGATGCCAAGAATAGGAGATAGGATAGTAGAGTACATTAGAGCAAATCCGCAAATCCAGCCAATAGCAGGTCGCCAGCCAGCAACAAACATGTTCTTGTGTGCAGCCTCAACCTTGTTAACTTCTAACTGGCCCTTGGCTAACTCTTGAGCATGGCGCTCTGCCATCGTGCTAATTTCGTGAGACAACTTAGCCTTAACATCTTTGTCTAGAATGAATTTATCTAGTAAGTTAGAAACTGGGCCGATCAATTGAGCTAACATATTATTGTATCCATTTTGTAAGGGCAAATAGGCCGATAAGCATGGGGTATATTCCCCACAACATGTTCTCTAAGCGGTCAAACCTTTTACTACCATCGGTTAGCCTACGTTCTATATTCTCATAACGAACCAAACATTCTTTCTCGTGAGCTACTTGTTTGGCGCTAAGTTCTTTCATGGTAGTCATTTACTTTCCTACATATGTTATAAAAAATAAAAGGCCAATTAGTAGTACAACGCCTAACCCTTTCCAGTCATCAGGATTTTTAGGGTCAAAGTTACTCATATCACCCCAAAGTAGTATAAAGCTCCAAAGGCTATTGACGCTAGTAAAGACCAGAAAAACACACCCTCAACAATAGAAGACAGGGCTTGTTTTTTCTTGGCTATAGCCTTTTTTTCTTTGGCGATCTTAGTCTTATACTCCATTAACGACTTATGCTGTATAGACAACATATCGCGCCACACTTCTCGTGGAGTAATTTTCTTTAATTCTTTTTCGCGTTCGCGGATTTCGTTCTTGGCCCATGCAAGTTCTAGGGCTTCTTGTTGTGAAAGAACATGCGTACCTTCCTTGGCTTCATGTTCAATCTTCTCTACTGCCTGTTTACTTTCGGTCAGTGTAGAAAAAATACCAGCTATGTCGGACAAGTGATTACCGGACTCTTTAACAGTTTTAATTCCTGCATTAAGAGTCTTTAAAGCACCCACCACCATAGTGATTTCAACAATCATTTTTAACTACCTAAAGTAGGCCGAGTTGCAGGGAAGTCATCACTAGCAGGCCAGTTACGCAATGCAGTCCTATAGCTTAGAATGTTGTCACGATTCGGCCAGTCTGGTATTTGCGAAGCTGTGTCTGTTGACGTTAGTTCTTCATCCCGCCATTGCCTTTCAGTTTCTTCTGCCGGAATAGCGGGGCTTTCTTGCACAGCATAAGTGCAATTAGGGTACTCTTCTTGTGCAAACTCAAGTGTCGAAACAATGGTGTTTACCCAGACACCGTCTGCGTCTGTAATTGAATAAATATTCATTTTAAGCTCCCATGCTTATTGGACATACTATTATCAACCCAGCGCCACCGCCACCAGATACCCCCCCAGCAGGGCTGGAATCACAGTTCACACCACCACCGCCAGCGCCAGCAATTCCTCCTGCTGCTCTGAAGTATGCGCCCCCCGTTCCACCGGACACACCTGCCCCTCCTGTAAAGGGTGAGTTACCTAAAGCGTTATAGTTAGTACCTTCATCTGACATAAACCCTGTATGTCCAGAACTGTTAAAAGAGTTACTACCCCATGCAAGGCGAGAAGAGTGCTGATAAAACTTAATTGTTGGAAAAGGAGTAACCTCAACAGGCTGATTAGGGTAGAAGTTATACGACGAGTCACTACGGTACTCTGGATTACTTGCGTATATACCAGACTTACCTATGGGGGAGCCTCCCACACCAACCTGTGATTGTGTTGAAGCAGTGTTCCACGTGCCATCAGCATTACCACCCCAAAGACTTACACCACCGCCACCTGATGTCGTGTACTGTCCGGCAGCTTGTGCCGCAATAGCACCGCCTACATTGTTCATAACCGTACCGCCAGATGCAGAGCCACCTGCGGTTGCTGTACTACGAGAATCCATCTTACCGCCTGCTCCACCGCCTGCTGTCATGGTTGTCATGCCAGAGCCAGACATTGCAGAATTTCCACCAGCGTTGCCATTAGCTCCACTAGCAGTACTTACATACTGAGCGCCAGCACCAATCGTAAGAGTGTAGTTTTGTGCAGCAAGGGTTAGTTTTGAAACTACACAACCACCACCACCGCCACCTGAGCATGAGCGACTGCTAGTGTTGTTACTTCTATTGAACGCTCCTGACCCGCCAGCACCTATAACGAAAACAAGGGCCTCCATTGCTGTAGGACACGCCCACGTTTGTGATTGCTGAAAAACCATTAATGGGAAAGGTGAGCCACCGCCCCCGCCTGCTGAAATTAAATCTGTTAAATTACTCATTAGATAAACACCCACGCCGAAGTTGAAGTACCAATAAGTCCTATTGACATATTAGCTACGTTTATTGTTAAGTCTGAAGATTGTCCTACAATGGTGCTGCTATTGCGACCAACCACGGTGTTTACAAAGTTTCCAACAGTTATAAAAACTCGCATACCTACTGTAGGCGTTGGAAGCGTTAGCGTTACACCAGCCGAAGATACAAAGTGATGCGTGTTAGCCGTAGCGTTGCCGTTGCTGCTTACAGCGGCTGTGGGAATACCAGCAGCTATAGTAGCTGTTAAAGCAGCCGTACCAACTGCGCTAGCTGCAATGTGAATAGCGTCGATAGAGCCGTTAACATACTGATCGCTATCTACGCTGTTAGCAGCCATTTTACCAACAGTAATTTGACCGTTAGCGATGTGATCAGTGTCAATAGAACCGTCAACATACTGTGCGCTATCTACGCTGTTCGCCGCCATTTTACCAACAGTAATTTGACCGTTAGCGATGTGCTCAGTGTCAATAGAACCATCAACATACTGTGCGCTATCTACGCTGTTCGCTGCCATCTTAGCTGCGGTTACTGATGCGTCTTTTATAAGACTGCTTGATACCTGTGTAGTCGCCATTTCTTAGCTCCCTAAAGTTGGCCGCGTGGCTGGAAAGTCATCACTCGCAGGCCAGTTACGTAAGGCTGTACGGTAAGTAATAATAGCTGCTGCATTTGGATAGTCAGATACTGTGGCTGCTATGTCTGTGGATGAGAGTTCGCCATCACGCCAGTTACGGGCAGCTTCTTCTGCTGTAGGCTCTGCGGGTGTAGGTGCTACCCAAAGCTCATAGTGGTCAAAGTTAGCTGCAACAAACTCAGCGTCAGCAGTGATGGTATTTGTGATGTTGCCATCAGCATCTTTAATATTATATTTCATTTCATTCTCCTTATGGGATGTATTGGATTACAACGACACCGTTACCGCCATCACCGCCTCTATTAGATGTCGCGCCATTTCCGTGTCTACCTTGACCGCCACCACCGCCAAGGCCACCATCGCCTCCGCTAACCTGCCCGCCGCTAGTTGAACCCGTCCAGTTCTGAGCGCCCCCAGACAAAGGTTCTGCTCTTTGAGGTGCGTAACCAGACCATTCGTTTTGAAAAACAGCCAGTGGCCCTTTCCCGCCAGCTAATTGGCCCATAGTTGAAGAGTAAAAATCCCCAACTACGTCACACCCTCCTGCACGATAAGTGGAGTTGTAAGCACTTCCTTGCTCCCCAGTCCCTGTTAAACCAACTCCACCTCCACCGCCATAAGACTGTCCCGCGCCCCCAGTGTTGTTTACATCACCATTTGAGGCTGACCCGCCCGCAGGAGTTCCTGAAGTAGCTCCACCTCCCGCACCACCGTTGGCCGTTAAAGTAGCTGACAATCCAGTGCCTGCAACAGTAGAGTTACCTCCCGCTTGACCATCGGCTCCCGCAGTGCCGTTGCCGTGAGCGCCTACTACAACTACAAAAGAGCCTGAAGTAGTCACAGCTAAAGTGTTCTTTTTACAATATCCTCCAGCGGCTCCAGAGCGAGGAGTTCCAGTGTAACCAGAACCTCCGCCACCTGCGCCAATAACGTGAATCATTATTTTGCCGTCTTGAGGTGGAACCCATGTCTGGGACTTATGTAAAAAAAATGTAGGGAATGACTCAGAGCCACCCTTTCCTAAAATAACAGCCATTTTATAACTCCTTCCATCCGATTGTTGAATCAACGTACACAAGAGTTGCGCCAGCGTCTGTAGCTAGTGAGCCGTCCTCTGC